ACCTACAGATGATGGACTTTTATATTAACTTTCATTTGGATGAAGAGTTTAACGAAACGGTAAAATCACCCATTCACGAAGACTTTTCATATAGTTCCTTCAGTGAGGGTGAGAAAATGAGAATCGACCTTGCCCTTCTCTTCACTTGGAGAGAAGTCGCCCGAGTCAAAAACTCCGTCAATACCAATCTGCTGATTATGGATGAGGTGTTTGATTCCTCACTTGATGGATTCGGCACCGATGAGTTCCTTAAGATCATTCGTTACGTCATTAAGGATGCTAATATCTTTGTGATCTCTCATAAGGCAGACCTCCATGACAAATTTGAAAGTGTCCTACGCTTTGAGAAAGTCAAGGGTTTCTCCCGTATGATATCCCAAGAATCACCAGGAAAATGACCACTCCAAACTGGCAACATCACAGTAAGAAGGAACAGAAGCGAAAACTAAAACCGCAAGCACTCCGACAAGCAAAGGCACGCCGCCAAGCACTCAAGAACCGCCTTTCACGAGGCGGTTCTTCGTTTTTATAAATACCTAAAAAGTCTTTGTAAAAATGGAAGCAAAAGAAGTTAGAGAGATAATGGAAGCCTATGCTTCTATGTACTCACAAGTTATTGCCGAAGCTGAGTGTGGAGATGAGGAGGAGTCTGAAGAGGAAGAAACTCCTAAAATGAACGGTAAAAAGAAAGAAAAAAAGGAGAAAGAAGAAAAAGAAGATGAGATGAAAGAAGGGGTTGACCTCTTTGATTATCTGCTAGAATACCTAGTCGCTGAAGGTTATGCCAACACCAACAAGGCAGCTCTTGCTATTATGGCAAATATGAGTGAAGAGTGGAGAGAGAGTATTGTTGAGGAAGTTTTTGATGAAGCACTAACTGGTGAGCGTTACAAGAAAGTAATGAATAAACCAGGTGGAACTGCATATAGTCGTAGGGTAAGTGCAGACCCAGCAAAGAGGGCTACAAGAGGTGGTAGAGGTGGTGAAAGTGATTTTGGTGCAGGTGATAGGGGAAGTGGAAACAGAGCAGCAAGAAGAGCAGGAACTTATAAAGAAGACTAAACCACTTTCCAAACTGGCACACAAGAGGGTCTCACCACCCTCTTTTTTTGTATAAACTTGTATAAATAATAGTGTATAGTGCGTGTCCCTAATGAAAAATACTTATTATACCTATGCCTGGTTGAGAGAAGATATGACCCCTTATTATGTTGGTAAGGGTATTAATAATAGGGCATATCGTTCTCATAGAAGAGGTGATACTTATATGTCTTCTCCACCAAGAGATAGGGTGCTTTTTTTAAAGAAAAATCTAAAAGAGTTTGACGCTTATAAACACGAAAACTATATTATCACTATTTTAGGTTTGAAAAGTGAAGGTGGTATATTAATCAATATGTCTTATGGTGGAGAAGGAACTTCAGGTAGAAAAACAAGTGAATACTGTATTCAAAGGACAAAAGAAGTTAATACAGGAAAAACTCTTACGGAAGAACATAAGAAAAAAGTTTCGCAACAAGTATCACAAAGGAGGTGGTGGAATAATGGTGAGGTAGATAAACACACTATTGAATGTCCTGGTGATGGTTGGGTATTGGGTAGATTATTTACCAAAGAATGTAAAAAATATAAAACAAAAGAGTTTGCTGAAAAATCAAGAAAAAACAACTTGGGTAAAGTTGTTAGTGATGAAACCAGGAAAAAACAAAGTGAAATAAGAAAAGGTAGAAAATGGTGGAATAATGGTATTAAAACAAAACTTTCGTATGAGTGTCCTGGTGATGGGTGGGTCGTTGGGAGACCAGGACACTTGTTGAAGTGTCCCACTACCTGACTTAACTGATATTGGAGTGGGTATAATACTCACATATCGCACAACTCCTAATGACTGTTAATTACGAAATCAAGGGAATGCTCGCCAAACTTTTGGCGGAAGAAGACATTGTTGTTGAACATAAAAAAGTAGATACTGCTTGCTTTAATGTCCATACTCGTGTATTGACTCTTCCTATGTGGAAGGCGAGTAGCACTGTTGTAGATCTCCTTGTAGCACACGAAGTTGGGCACTCAAGAGAAACCCCTAATATTGACTGGTTGAAGGAGCATAAGATTCCTCCACAGTTTGTTAATGTGGTTGAGGATGCTCGCATTGAGAAACTGATGAAGCGTCGTTATGCTGGTCTTTCCAAGACATTCTACAAAGGTTATGGAGAACTTGCCGAGCAAGACTTCTTTCAAATTGAAGATGAAGATATCAGCACCTATAATCTTGCTGATAAAGTTAATCTCTATTATAAGATTGGTAATTTTGTAGACATTCCTTTTGAGGATGATGAGAAAGAACTTGTCTCCCTGATTGGAGAGACTGAAACCTTTGCTGATGTACTTGCTGCTGCTTGGAAACTCTATAGGTTCTGTAAGGAAAAGCAGCAAGAAGAAGTGAAGACCCCGATTGATTCACTTGAGTCCCAACAGAGTGGTGGTAACCAACCTGCTTCTGACTTCTCTGACCAGATGGAAGGTGAGAATGATCAGCAGGAGCAACCTGGTGAGACTGATTCTTATGGTGGCACTGCCGAACAAGAGCAGCAAACTACTTCTATGGGTGGTGAGCAAAATGAAGAACCCGAAGTGAAAACTATGGATTCACTTGAGGAAGCACTTAAAGACCTCGTTGAACAAAACGGGCAGGAGAATGTTTACCTTGAGTTGCCCAAACTTGACCTGGATAAAGTCATTGTTCCTAATACCGAAATCCATGATAAGTGTAAGCAATACTGGAATGCTTGGGTTGAGGAACGGGAAGTTTCCACCGAAGAAATTTTTGGTGAAGTTGATAAAAACTTTGTAGAGTTCAAGCGTTCGGCACAGAAAGAAGTCAATTATCTGGTGAAAGAGTTTGAGTGCCGCAAGGCAGCAGACTCCTATGCCCGTGCCACCACTGCTCGCACTGGTGTGCTGGACTGTACCAAACTTCACACTTATAAGTACAATGAAGACCTGTTTCGTAAGGTAACCACTCTTGCCGATGGTAAGAATCACGGTCTGGTTTTCATCCTTGACTGGTCTGGTTCAATGAGTGATGTGATGCTGGATACCGTCAAGCAACTTTTTAACCTGGTTTGGTTCTGTAAGAAAGTTGCGATTCCGTTTGAGGTTTATGCCTTTACCAGTGACTATCCTCTTGTAAAGTATGATGAGGACAACAAGGCAAATATCCGTGAACTTGCCTATACCAAGAAAGATGGTTTGGTTCAGGTTGGTGAATGGTTCTCGCTGATGAATATGCTCACCAGCAAAACCAATGCTAAAACTTTGGAGGAGCAGATGAAAAATATCTTCCGTCTTGCTTCTGCTTTCCGTTACAACTCTTTTGTCCGTTATAACATTCCTTATGGTTTGAGTCTTTCTGGCACTCCGCTGAATGAGACCTTGATTGCTCTTCACCAGATTCTTCCCAAGTTCCAGCAAGAAAACAAACTTCAAAAGGTTCAATGTGTGATTTTGACTGATGGTGAAGCAGCAATGCCAAAGTATCACCGTGAAGTCCAACGCCGCTGGGAGGAAGATCCTTTTCTGGGCACTGGATATATTGGTCCTAATGCCTTCCTGCGGGATCGTAAGACTGGAATCACTTATTCGCTTGATTGTGAGTGGTATGAATTTACTGATGTTCTTCTTCAAAATCTGCGGGATAAGTTTAAGGACATGAATTTCATTGGTATTCGTGTGCTTGCTTCCCGTGATGCTGGTTCTTTTATCCGCCGTTATTGTGGATATTATGGCCCAGAGTTTGAGAAGACCATGAGTATTTGGAAGAAAGAAAAAGCATTTACTATTAAGAAGTCTGGGTATAATGCTTACTTTGGACTTTCGGCAAATGCTCTGGCACAAGATGCTGAATTTGAAGTTGCCGAAGATGCTACCAAAACTCAAATCAAATCTGCATTTGTGAAGAGTCTTAAAACTAAAAAAATGAACAAGCGTATCCTTGGGGAGTTTGTGGAACTCGTTGCCTGATAAATATTTGAAAGAATTCTAATAAGTCTAATGAGTAGATTTACCGACTTGTTTCAGCAACCAGAACCAGTTGCCGAATCAGCACCAGCACCAGAACCTGTAAAGGAAGTTGTTGAAGAAAAGGTAGTTCCTATTACCAAGGCTTCAAAGAAGAAAAAATTCACTATGGAGTGATAGACCACTTTCCAAACTGTCCACTGGGGGTCCTTGTGACCCCTTTTTTCGTATATAATAACTTCAGTTAAACAAAACCACTCAATGACCATTTCCGCTGACTACATCCGCACTTCTCTCCAAGCAGTGTATGGGGAGTCCGTGACTGCTGCTGATATTCGTGCCTGGTGTGCTATGAACGGTGCTAACTACCAGACCGTCACTAATAAACTCAACGATTACAAGACTAGTCGTGGTAAGTGGAACCTGACTATCCAAGAAGCACGAGAGCAGTTTGAACAAGTTGTAAAGGCACCTGCCGCTATTCCTGCTATTGAACAAAATCTTATCCCTGAAAAAGATGATACCTTCGTCAAGTTTGGTAACTTTGGTGATGTTCGCAAGATTATTGAGTCCCGTCTTTTCTATCCTACTTTCATTACGGGACTCTCTGGTAATGGTAAAACTTTCTCTGTTGAGCAAGCGTGTGCCCAACTCAAGCGTGAACTGATTCGTGTAAATATTACGATTGAAACTGATGAGGATGACCTGATTGGTGGTTTTCGTCTTGTTGATGGTAACACTGCCTGGCACAATGGTCCTGTGATTGAGGCACTTGAGCGTGGTGCCATTCTTCTGCTGGATGAGATTGATCTTGCTTCTAACAAGATTCTGTGTCTCCAGTCCATCCTTGAAGGTAAGGGTGTATTCCTTAAGAAGATCGGTCGCTGGGTCAAACCTGCTGCTGGTTTCAATGTGATTGCCACTGCCAATACCAAAGGCAAGGGTAGTGATGATGGTCGCTTCATCGGCACCAATGTTCTTAACGAAGCATTCCTTGAGCGTTTCCCTGTGACCTTTGAGCAGTCTTATCCTGCTCCTGCGACTGAACAGAAGATCCTTGAAGGTATTGCTTTGGATCTGGGTATGGAAGATCGTCAGTTCTGTAAGCGTCTGGTGGACTGGGCAGATATCATCCGTAAGACCTTCTACGATGGTGGTATTGAGGAAATCATCAGTACCCGCCGCCTGGTTCACATCATCCGTGCCTACAGCATCTTCCAAGATAAGGCAAAGGCAATCCAAGTTTGCGTGAATCGTTTTGATGACGAAACCAAGCAAGCATTCCTTGAACTCTATGATAAAGTGGATGCTGATTTCCAAATGCCCGTTGACCACGAAGCACCTTTCTGATATAATTGGGGAAGGTAAAAAAGTGCCTTCCCTTATTATGGACGAATATCCTTACAGTGAGTTCACTATGACTATGAACTCTGATAACATGATTGAAATTGAAAAAAAATCTATGATTCCCAATTCCCCCGCTACTCCTTGGAAGTATAACGAAGAAGAAATCGTAAAAGAACTCCTTGAGTATATCCGTGGAACTTATACTCAACACTATTCTGCTGGAGATCAAAAGATTCAAACGCTTGACCTAATTGAAGCATGTGGTGATGGTGAAGCATTCTGCCGTAGTAACATCCTTAAGTATGCTTCCCGTTATGACAAGAAGGGCAGTGCCCGCCGTGACATTATGAAGATCCTTCATTATGCTGTTCTTCTTTTGAACTTTAATGATAAGAATGCCGTCCGTGAAACCTACAATCAATGAACAACATGAAACTCTCTGACAACACCCTGACTATTCTTAAGAACTTCGCAGGTATTAACAACTCTATTCTTGTGAAGCAGGGCACTCGTCTTCGCACCATCTCTGTTGCCAAGAATATTCTTGCCGAAGCAGATATCACAGAAGAGTTCCCCCGTGACTTTGCCATCTATGATCTCAATCAGTTTCTTAATGGTTTGAGTCTTCACCAGGACCCTGACCTTGATTTCAAAGAGGATTCTTATCTTTCCATCAAAGAAGGTAAGCGTCGTGTGAAGTATTTCTTTGCCGATCCTAATGTGATTATCTCTCCCCCCGAGAAAGATATTCAACTCCCTTCACAGGATGTTTGTTTCCAACTTGACAGTGCTTCTTTGGAGAAACTGGTGAAGGCAGCAGCAGTTTATCAACTCCCAGACCTTTCTGCGATTGGTGAAGCAGGTGTAATCAAACTGGTTGTGCGTGACAAGAAGAACGATACTTCTAACGAATATGCCATTGTTGTTGGTGAAACCGACCAAGAGTTTACTTTCAACTTCAAAGTGGAAAACATCAAAATCATTCCTGGTGCCTATGATGTAGTTGTGTCTTCTAAACTTTTGTCACAGTTCACTAATACTCGCTACAACCTTAAGTACTACATCGCGTTGGAACCAGACAGCACCTTTGGGTGATATGATATTATTGAGTTGAGGAACCTACAATCAACATCTTTGCAACTTCCCCATTTCCCGCCGAGAGTGCCATCGTACTTCCTGACCGTCATATAACGAAGATGGCCCTTGAATGTTGCCAAATGCTTTCTATTGTTGCTTCTCCTTGGTATCATAACTATGGGGAACTTCACAAAAAAGATGGAATGCCTTATGCAACATCAAAAGGTGCATTTAGAAATCATCCCTGCACACAGTGGGCAGCAAAAACTATTGACAATGCCTACTGGTTGATTAAGCACGGCATGAATATCTGTGACGAATTTCAACTTCGTTATGGAAAACCACATTCGTGTTATAATACACTTTTGGAAGCATACTATTTGTTTCCAAGAGGGAAGATTACAGAAGTAACTCCATTCGCTCGTGCCATGCCTGAAGAATGGAAATATGACGACAGCATTGATACATTCACTGCTTACAAAATGTATATCGCATCCAAACCTTGGGTTGCTGATAACTATTTGCGTATGCCAGAGCGTAAACCTGAATGGGTATGACATATAACAAAGGTGATGTTTTCCTTGACAAAGATACACACAAGTTGTATATTTTTGATGGAAAGGAATGGTGGGAGATTGTCCCTAGTTCTTATTTGAAAAAACCCGATTGGACTTAATTATGAATAGTGATTTTATTTGGGTTGAAAAGTATCGACCCAAAACGATTGAAGATTGTATTCTCCCAGAGTCTACCAAGACTATGTTTAGGGAGTTTCTAAATAAAGGCGAAATTCCTAATATGCTTCTTGCTGGTCCTCCTGGTATCGGCAAGACCACTGTTGCTAAAGCACTTTGTAACGAACTGGGGGTAGATGTTTATGTCATCAATGGATCCGACGAGGGTAGATTCCTCGATACTGTCAGAAACAATGCGAAGAACTTCGCTTCGACCGTATCGCTTTCGTCAGATGCTAAACACAAAGTCGTCATCATTGATGAGGCAGATAACACGGGGAACGATGTACAACTCCTGCTACGGGCGTTTATTGAGGAGTTTGCTGGTAACTGCCGCTTCATCTTCACCTGTAACTACAAGAACAAGATCATCGAGCCCCTTCATAGCAGATGTGCCGTTGTTGACTTCTCAATCAAAGGGAAAGAAAAAACCGCACTGGCAGGATCCTTCTTCAAGCGTCTACAAGACATCCTGGATGCGGAAGGCGTCCGATTCGATCAAAGAGTACTTGCGGAGCTTATCAATAAACACTTCCCCGACTGGCGACGAGTCCTCAACGAATGCCAAAGGTACTCTGTGGGGGGAGAAATCGACTCTGGCATTCTTGCTTCTTTCTCTGACATCTCTGTAAATGACCTCATTAAACATCTCAAGGAAAAGAATTTCACCGAAGTCCGCAAGTGGGTGGTCTCCAACCTGGACAACGATGCTTCTAGTCTACTTCGCAGGATTTATGACTCCTGTTATAGTTGCCTTTCTCCCGCAACTATCCCTGCTGCCGTTCTTGTTATTGCTAAGTATCAATACCAATGTGCGTTCGTGGCTGACCAAGAAATTAACCTCCTAGCAGCACTAACTGAAATTATGTGTGAGTGTGAGTTCAAATGAAAAATCAACATCAAGTAAAGTCCAAGTGGTATTATATTTTCTGGGGTGCTATGGCAGTTGCCGTAGTTGGTGGTCAGATTTATGTTGGGTCTGGTTACCGTGAAATGGCAGAAGCAACCAAAAGCACGGATATTCGTGTGACTTGTGAAGTAATTCCTCCTTATACACCACCCGCAAAAAAGTTTAATGCTTCTAGGGAGTTTGAGTGATGGGACTCCTTAAAATTGATAAGAGTAAGTTGGTAGAAGAAAGAGTGAAGACTACACCCGAAAATGTCCAAGAAGCAAACGAAGCATTGTTTCGTGCTAAAATGACTCTACCTGCTGCCGCAAAACATTGTGGTATGACCCAGAAGGAAATGAAACTCACCTTCTTTGAATATTTGAAGTATCACCCAAAAGATTATGACCAGTCAAAAGAGTCTTAAAACTGCCTTAAGGTATCCTGGCGGTAAGTCCCGTGCTTGCGTCAAGATGGATCCTTACTTTCCAGACCTTCGCAACTATGATGAGTTTCGTGAACCCTTTCTTGGAGGAGGAAGTGTTGCGATTTATATCACCAAGAAATATCCTAACCTAGATATTTGGGTGAATGATTTATACGAACCCCTTGTAAACTTCTGGCAGCAACTGCAGATGTTTGGGGTTGATATGAAAGATAAGTTGGTAGAGTTAAAGACGGCAAATAATACTCCAGAGTTGGCAAAAGATTTATTCCTTTCCTCCAAGGAGAAAGTCAATGACCAAGATGTGCCAAGCATTGATCGTGCTGTGGCTTTCTATGTTGTTAATAAGTGCTCTTTCAGTGGTCTCACAGAGAGTTCATCATTTTCACAACAGGCAAGCGTCTCCAACTTCTCTATGCGAGGGATTGAAAAGTTGCCTGCGTATTCTAAACTGATTGAAAAATGGCGTATAACTAACTATTCCTACGACTATTTGTTGGATGGAGAGACTAGTGCTTTTGTGTATCTCGATCCTCCTTATGATATTAAGGATAACCTCTATGGGCGTAAGGGATCAATGCACAAAGGATTTGATCACGATAAGTTTGCTGCTGACTGCGATGCTAACAATATGGATCAGTTGGTAAGTTATAATTCTGACCAACTTGTCAAAGATCGGTTTAAGAACTGGAACGCTGCCGAGTTTGACCTTACTTACACAATGCGTTCTGTTGGCGAATATATGCGTGAGCAAAAAAATCGTAAAGAACTACTACTTTTTAATTATGGAATTGAAGGATTGGTTGAACAGTATCAATCAGACGAAAGAGAACCTGATTGACGAAGATCCTTCACTTGAGAAGGAATATCCTCCTTATATTATTAATCGTTGTTTCTCTGGACATTTAGATTCGGTGCTATTTGCAAATGAAATGAACCAGTATCATTTCCTCGCCAAGAAACTACAATATGACTTTATGCTAAATAGTCTGAGGAAAAAGAAGAGATTTTCTCCCTGGCTCCGCAAAGATACAATCAAAGATCTTGATTATGTTAAGCGTTACTATGGTTATAGTAATGAAAAGGCAAAACAAGCTTTGAGGATTCTTACAGAAGAACAACTTACTTTTATTAAATCGAAATTTGAAACTGGAGGAAAGAAATGAGTGTCGTTCAAGAACCTGAAGTGAAGTGGACGCCCGATCAAATGGTGGAAGTGGTTCTTAACGAACCTGATGACTTTTTGAAAGTGCGTGAAACTTTGACCCGTATTGGAGTCGCATCACGGAAGGAAAAGAAAATCTATCAGTCTTGCCATATTCTTCATAAGCAAGGCAGATATTATCTGGTTCACTTTAAGGAATTGTTTGCCCTTGATGGTAAGCACGCTAATCTGACAGTGAATGATGTTCAGCGTCGTAATCGTATTGCCCAACTTCTTGCTGATTGGGGTCTGATTACGATTGTAGATGTAACTAAAATACAGGACATCGCTCCCCTGAATCAAATCAAAGTTCTTGCTTATAAGGACAAAGGTGATTGGATTCTGGAAACCAAATACAATATTGGTTCTAAAAAGAAAAAAGTGGAAGAAACCGAATGATTTTGTAGGGAGTTCAACACTCCCTTTTTTATGCTTTCTTGTATAATTAGTAATGGATGCCGTAAGGGTCCACAAAACACAAACTCGCTTTTAAAGGAGCTACCATAATGACTAACCTTACAAGGTATACTGCTGCAGATCTTCCTGCTTTGATGGAAAAGATTACTCGCAATAGTATTAACATGGACGAGTATTTTGATCGCCTATTCCATCTTCACGAAACTACATCAAATTATCCTCCTTATAATCTAGTTCAGGTAAATAATGTTGAATCTAAACTAGAATTAGCACTTGCTGGATTTAAGAAAAAGGAGGTTTATGTCTACACGCAAGATGGTAAACTTTTTATTGAAGGTCAGAAAGAGGATAAAGAAACGGAAACCAATTATCTCCACAAGGGTCTGGCTCAACGGTCATTTACACGAGCATGGACGCTCTCTGACGACACGGAAGTACGATCAGTTGATTTTGAGGATGGGCTTTTAACAGTTACTTTGGGTAGAATTGTCCCAGAGCATCACAAGCGTAAGGACTATCTCTAAATAGAATTGAATATCGTCGGCGCGAGGAGCACCTGGCAAAATCCAGGTTGACTCCTCCTTTTTTTCTTGCTATAATGATCGGAGGGACCGATTAAAAATGTCAATCAAAGTAATTTTATTAAAGTCTGGAGATCAGGTAATTACAGATGTTAAAGAGGTAATTTCTGACAATAAACCAGTAGCCTATCTTTTCACAAATCCTCAAAAAGTAACAATCAACAAACCATTTCTTCTTTCAGAGGAGGACAATGAAAGATCTTATGAGATTACTTTTTCACAATGGATGATGCTTTCGGCAGATAAAGAAATCGCAGTTCCAACAAGTTATGTTGTAACACTTGTTGAACCCCTAGATAGTGTTAAGGAAATGTATTTGGAGAAAGTTAATGGATCAAACGATCAAGTGTCTTCTGTTGAAGAATGATGTTGTATTAATATCTGAAATTATAGAAGTTGGTTCTGAACTTGGTGAACCAGATTGTAAACTTATCAGACCTTTTAAACTTATTGAACAGGTGGACAGCTTTACTTTAGAACCATGGATTACATTTAGTTCACAGGAAGAATTTATGATTCATTCTGATAGTATACTTACATTGGTTGATCCAACAGCAGAGTTACTCTCCAAATATTTTGAAATGATTGCCTGATGAAATTCTATACAAACGTCCAAATGGTCGGGGACCACTTCTTGGTCCGTGGTTACGAAAATGGTCGCCATTTCGCAACCCGTGAGAAGTTTAACCCGACTCTTTTTGTCAATGCAAATAAAAAGACTAATTACAAAACTTTGAATGGGGACTATGTAGAAGCAGTTAAACCTGGATCAGTTCGTGACTGTCGTGAGTTTATTAAAAAATATGATGGAGTAGAGGGATTTAAAATCTACGGAAATGAAAGGTTCATCTATCAGTATATTTCAGAAACTTATCCTGAAGAAGAGATGAAGTTTGATATTAACAAAATCAAACTGACAACTCTTGATATTGAGGTTGCGTCAGAGAATGGATTTCCTGATGTTGAATCCGCTGCCGAAGAAATTCTTTTGATTACAATTCAGGATTATTCTACGAAAGAAATTATTACTTGGGGAAAGGGTCCCTTTAAACTCAATCAAGGAAATGTTTATTATAAACAATTTAATAATGAGTATGATCTTCTTAATGACTTCATCAATTGGTGGATGATTGAAGAAAACACTCCAGAAGTCATTACTGGTTGGAATAGTAAACTGTACGATATCCCTTACATCGTTCGTCGCCTAGATCGTGTTCTGGGAGAAAAATTGATGAAGCGTATGTCTCCTTGGGGTCTTGTCACCGAAGAGGAAACATATATTTCTGGTCGTAAGTATATTTCATATGATATTGGTGGTATCTCACAGTTAGACTATCTTGATCTTTATAAGAAATTTACTTATACGAACCAAGAATCTTATCGTCTGGATCATATTGCGAATGTTGAACTCGGGCAGAAAAAACTTGATCACTCCGAGTTTGATACTTTCAAGGACTTCTATACTAAAGGTTGGCAGAAGTTTGTAGAGTACAACATCAAAGACGTAGAACTTGTTGACCGACTGGAAGACAAGATGAAACTGATTGAACTTGCTCTTACGATGGCATATGATGCAAAGGTAAACTTTGAAGATGTATTCTATCAGGTTCGGATGTGGGATACAATTATCTACAACTACCTAAAGAGAAGGAATATCGTGATTCCTCCCAAAGAGAAATCCGATAAAGATTCCAAGTATGCGGGTGCCTATGTTAAGGAACCAATTCCTGGAATGTACGATTGGGTTGTGTCTTTTGACCTTAATTCTCTATATCCTCACCTGATCATGCAGTATAATATCTCACCAGAAACTCTTCTGGATGAGAAGCACCCAACTGTAACTGTGGATAAGATTCTCAATCAGGATCTTACCTTTGAGTTGTATAAGGACAAAGCAGTCTGTGCTAATGGAGCAATGTTTCGTAAAGATGTGCGTGGATTTCTCCCAGAACTGATGGAAAAGATTTATGAAGATCGCACCATCTATAAGAAGAAAATGCTTGCTGCCAAACAGGAGTATGAAAAAACAAAGAACAAAGAATTGGTTAAAGAGATTGCCAGATGTAATAATATTCAGATGGCACGAAAGATTCAACTTAACTCTGCTTATGGTGCCATTGGTAATCAGTATTTCCGCTATTACAAACTAGCAAACGCAGAAGCAATCACCTTGTCTGGTCAGGTTTCCATTCGTTGGATTGAGAACAAGATGAATGCTTATCTAAACAAGATTCTTAAAACTGATGGAGTTGATTATGTTATTGCTTCAGATACTGATTCCATTTATCTTAATATGGGTCCTCTGGTTGAAACTGTATACAAAGGAAGAGAGAAAACTACTGAAAGCATTGTTTCGTTCCTTGATAAGGTCTGTAAGGTGGAATTTGAAAAGTATATTGAAAATTGCTATGAAGAACTGGCGACCTATGTAAATGCTTATGACCAAAAGATGCAGATGAAGCGTGAGAATATTGCCGAGCGTGGAATCTGGACTGCCAAGAAGCGTTACATTTTGAATGTCTGGGATAGTGAGGGTGTTCGCTATGAAGAACCCAAACTCAAGATCATGGGCATTGAAGCAATTAAATCTTCAACTCCTGCTCCTTGTCGTCAGATGATTAAGGATGGACTTAAGTTAATGATGAACGGAACTGAAGAAGATGTGATTAACTTCATTGATAAATGTCGTCAGCAATTTAAAGCACTTCCTCCAGAATCTATTGCCTTTCCAAGAACTGCTTCTGATGTTCGTAAATATGCGTCATCGTCTAGCATCTATGCCCAGAAAACTCCCATTCATATTCGTGGAGCACTTCTGTTCAATCATTATATAAAGGAGAATAAACTTACCAATAAATATTCTCTTATTAGTAATGGTGAAAAAGTCAAATTTATTTTCTTAAAAAAACCAAATATAATTCAGGAAAATGTGATCTCCTTTATTCAGGATTTTCCAAAGGAACTTAACCTTGACAAATACATTGACTATGAACTACAATTTGAAAAGAGTTTTATTGATCCACTCAAATCAATCCTTGATGTGATTGGGTGGAATGTAGAAAAAACTGTAAACCTTGAATTATTTTTTGCCTAATGGATCTTCCTATTAACGATAATGAGCTTTCAACTATTATCAACGCCATGTCTCTTGGTGGTGATACTGCTCTTTATCAAAAACTTAAACTGGTGAAGGAACTTCGTGAACAGGGACTTCCATATAAAAAAATTCTTCGTGAACAATACGGGATGGTAGCTTGATGGACTTTCTAAAAGAAATTGTAAAAGAAGTTGGTGGCGAGTATACACAACTTGCTGCTGATATTGATGAGACTGAAAAGTATGTGGATACAGGTTCGTACATTTTTAATGCACTGGTTTCAGGTAGCATATTTGGCGGTGTATCTGGCAATAAGATTACTGCTATTGCTGGAGAGTCTAGTACTGGAAAGACTTTCTTCTCACTCGCCGTTGTTAAGAATTTTCTTGATACCAATCCCGATGGTTATTGTCTCTATTTTGATACTGAAGCCGCTATTAATAAGTCACTCCTAGAATCTAGAGGAATTGATCTATCAAGACTTGTTGTGGTTAATGTTGTTACTATTGAAGAGTTTCGTAGTAAGGCACTCAAGGCAGTAGATATTTACTTAAAAAAACCAGTAGATGAACGCAAACCCTGTATGTTTGTGCTAGACTCTCTGGGTATGCTTTCCACAGAGAAAGAGATCACTGACGCACTTAACGACAAACAAGTTCGTGACATGACTAAATCACAACTTGTTAAAGGTGCTTTCCGTATGCTCACTCTCAAGTTGGGACAGGCAAACATTCCAATGATCGTGACCAACCACACTTATGATGTTATCGGTGCTTATGTCCCTACAAAAGAAATGGGCGGTGGTTCTGGTCTTAAGTATGCCGCTTCTACTATCATCTATCTCTCAAAGAAAAAAGAGAAAGATGGAACTGAAGTCATCGGAAACATTATCAAGGCTAAGACTGCTAAATCGCGTTTAAGTAAGGAGAACCAAGAAGTCAATGTCCGTCTATTTTATGATGAGCGTGGTCTTGATCGCTATTATGGTCTTCTGGAACTCGGGGAACTCGCTGGACTCTGGAAGAATACTGCGGGGCGTTATGAGATCAATGGTAAGAAAATTTACGGGAAGGAAATCTTAAAAAATCCTGATCAGTATTTTACCGAAGAAGTAATGCAGCAACTTGATGCTGCCGCGAAACAAGAATTCTCTTATGGAACGAATTGAGACAACTATTTTAAGAAACCTTGTATTTAATGAAGAATATTCTAGAAAGGTAATTCCTTTCATTCAACCAGATTATTTTGATCAAAGGTCGGAAAAAGTTGTTTTCCAGGAGATCGTTCACTTTATTGTAAAGTATGGTTCGGCAATTACAACCGAAGCACTTCAGATTGAACTAGAGAATAGGACCGATCTAACTGAAAGTGAAGTCAAGGAAGTGAGAGAGATTAGTTCTTCTCTCACTGATTTTCCAGTTGAGAAGCAGTGGTTACTTGACACTACAGAAAAGTGGTGTCGTGACCGTGCCATTTATTTGGCACTTATGGAGTCTATCAATATTGCTGACGGCAATAATGAAAAAAAGAATAGGGATGCCATTCCTTCTATTCTTTCTGACGCACTGGCAGTGTCCTTTGATAATCATATTGGACACGATTACCTGAATGATTATGAGGCACGCTATGAGTCCTATCACAGAAAAGAGGATCGTATCCCGTTTGACCTTGAGTATTTCAACAAGATTACGAAAGGTGGTCTTCCTAATAAGACTCTTAACATCGCTCTTGCTGGGACAGGTGTCGGTAAGTCTCTTTTCATGTGTCATATGGCTAGCGCCTGTCTCCTTAACGGACACAATGTGCTTTATGTTACAATGGAGATGGCAGAGGAGAAAATTGCTGAACGTATTGATGCAAACCTTCTCAATGTCAACATCCAAGATTTGACAGATCTGCCAAAGACAACCTTTGAAAACAAGGTTACAAAACTCTCCAAAAAGACACAAGGAACTCTAATTATTAAAGAATATCCTACTGCTTCGGCACACAGTGGACACTTCAAGGCACTTCTCAATGAGTTGTCACTTAAGAAGTCCTTCCGCCCAGATATTATCTTTATTGATTATTTGAATATCTGTGCTTCTTCCCGTTATAAGACAAACCTTTCTGTCAACTCATATTCTTATATTAAGGCAATTGCCGAAGAACTTCGTGGATTGGCAGTGGAAGCAAATGTTCCTATCGTTTCTGCCACCCAGACCACTCGCTCTGGTTATGGTAATAGCGATGTTGAACTGACTGATACGAGTGAATCATTTGGTCTTCCTGCTACTGCTGATCTTATGTTTGCCCTTATTTCCACCGAAGAGTTGGAAGGTCTTGGACAACTCATGGTGAAGCAATTGAAGAATCGCTACAATGATCCAACTATCTACAAGCGTTTTATTGTGGGTATTGACAGAGCAAAGATGAGACTGTATGATTGTGAACAGTCCGCTCAAAAGGACATACTTGACTCTGGACAAGAAGACGAGTATAATGATTACGAAGACAAGAAACCTAAAAAGTCGTTTGAAGGATTTAAATTTTAATGGAAACCGCAAAGCATGTTGATTTTGATAAGTACGCAGAGTTTGTGGACGCTGTGACTTCTGATGCGTCCAAAGACTTTCTTTCTCTTTCTGATCGTCTTGTCGCACTTGATGAGAAGGGTGCTAATATTGAGCGTCTTCTGACTGCTGCCGTTGGTATCAATGCCGAAGGTGGTGAATTTATGGAGATTGTTAAGAAGATGATCTTTCAAGGTAAACCATTCAATGAAGATAATCGTGAACACATGATTATTGAACTGGGTGATATTATGTGGTATGTTGCCCAGGCATGTATGGCACTTGATGTCACTCTTGATGATGTGGTTGCTAAAAATGTACAAAAACTTCTAAAGCGTTATCCTGAAGGTGCTTTTGATGTTTACTTCTCCGAAAACCGTGCTGCTGATGACCGATGACCAAAGATAAAAAAGTAACAGTTAAAATGGATGTTCGTGCCGCAGCAGCAGTTCGTCAAGTTCTGTTTGAGGCACAAAAGGGATATGGTCTTGAATATACTCCTGAACGAATCATTGATATTCGTTCAGTCATTCAAGATCTTGATGATAATATTGGTGCCGTTCTTGGTGCTTAACCCTTTCGGGTTTTTTGGGGAATTAGCTCAGTTGGTAGAGCGCCTGCTTTGCAAGCAGGATGTCAGCGGTTCGAGTCCGCTATTCTCCATATGCTCATGTGGCGGAATTGGTAGACGCGCTGGGTTTAGGTTCCAGTAGATTTATCTGTGGAGGTTCAAGTCCTCTCATGAGCACTAAATAAAAATAAAAATGCCTGCTAATACAAATAAGTTATTAGATTTAAATATGGCACTTCAGGATGTTCTTGGGAGTGTTAAAGGTATTGATATAAAAGTCAAAACAGCAACGGCAAATTCTGTAAAGTATATTGTTAAATCTCAAGATAGAGTATCTACTAGGGATATAATAGAGCAACAACTTAAGATAAGAAAAGTTGGAACTGTAAGTAGAGAATTAAAAAGTGAATCCTCAATGGAGGTTACTACATGTGTTATAAGAGTTGGTGGGAAGACAGAAACTCATACTTTTGTTTATAAACCAATTCGTGGTGGAATGTCTCAAACCACATTGAATGCTTCTATTACAGAATTATTTCCATGTATTGCTTTCATCACTGGAATAAAATCTAGATCAATTACAAGTACTAAAGATTTTTATGAAAAAATAATAGCAAATAATAAACCAAATTTGAGATGCTATGTAAATCCTAGAGATGCGAAAGCTGGAAAGGAATTTATTGAAAAAGCGGAAACTGGAAAGTTTGATGAAAAAGTTAGAAATGCGATTAATGTTCTTAGGTGGATTGAAACAGTAAATAAGAAGCATCCAATAGCAAATGTTATTTGGGGATATCGTGCTAAACCACCAGGAGTAATGTCAAATCATCCAGGTGATATATTTTTACAATTTAAAAATGGAAAGTTATTGGGTGTAAGTTTAAAAGCTGGTGGAGAAAATACTGCTGAACCAAAATTAAATACTTATGTTAGACCAATATATGAATACTATGGTAGACTAAGTGAATATGCTCAACTCAAAGATAAACTTTGGCCTCAATATTTACAGATACCAGGAATAACAGAGGATGATAAAAAATTTTGGGGTAAAACAGTTTTGGCGAAGAAAACTTATGCTTTTGAAACTCAAAATAAAAGTAAATATGATGAGTTATATGACACTAATTTGGCAATAATAAAACAAGAATTGATTAATTTATTAAACAGTGATATGAATAAAACTAAATCATGGATATTGGAAAAAGTAGCACAACAGCAGCAGGATGTTCCTCTTGTGGTTGTTAAAGCAACGCAAGCAACTGCAAGACGCGATAAATCTAGTGATGTTTTAGTGGAGGCATTGGCATCTGTAACTAGTATAGTGGCAAAACCAGCAACAGGAACATCAAAACAGTCGTGGAATATTGTGTTAAAGGATGGATCTACTTTAGAAATGGATTTTACTACTAGAACAAATAAAGTTGGTGCGGGACATAAACTAGGTCAATTTGAAAATCTTGCCGTTAAATTTAACAAAGTGAGCAAAAAGTGAATCAACAAATACAAGATATTATTAATTCTTTTGAGTCTATTTCAAAATCTAGATCTTCTAGGTATAATGATCTTCTAGCACATGTCTACATGACCTTTGATAAAAAGATCTCATTATGTAAGACGGATAGGGAAATGAATAAATATAAGAAAATGAGGACTAGTGTTCTCCGATACATTGTTGCAAATGAACGGGCAATAACTACTGAAATCTGTAAGTAATGAAAAGTTTTTTCCAATTTTTGTCTGAAGCATCTGGATCAACTGCGGTTCAGCAGGCAGAACGCATGGGTCTAGTTGGTGATGGTCATGGTGGATGGTATGATCCAAAGACCAAAGAGTTTGTTGCCAAGACGGAAAAGGGTCAATTAAAGTTTTATAATAAGCGTCAAAGAGTTGGGCAGCAAGATCCAGCACAAACTGATAAAGAAAAGAATTTATCACAACCAACACAAAAACCAGCACCTCAACAACAGGAACCAGCATCAGAAAAATCAGATATGGTTCCACCAGAAGTTGAAAAAACAAAGGGAACTTTGACTGTTGCTTTTGGTCGCTTTAATCCTCCAACCACTGGGCATGAGAAACTTTTAGATACAGTTGCTAAATCGTCTGATGATGGTGACTATATTATTGTCCCATCTAGGAGTCAGGATAAGAAAAAGAATCCACTGGATGCAGATATTAAAGTCTCTATTATGAGACAGATGTTCCCCGGTCATAGTGAAAAGATTGTTAATGATCCAGCAAATCGTACTATCTTTGATGTACTTAAGAAGGCACACATGGATGGATACACGAATGTAAGAATCGTCGGTGGTGGTGATAGAGTTAAAGAATTTGAAAATCTCTCTGGCAACTATAACGGAAAACTCTATGCTTTTGATAATATAGAAGTTCGTTCTGCTGGTGAAAGAGACCCAGATGCCAAAGATGACATATCTGGAATGTCAGCATCAAAGCAAAGAAAGGCAGCAGCAGAAGGAGATTTTAAATCTTTCCGCAAAGGTGTTCCTGCTTCAATGAATGATAAGCAGGCAAGAGAACTTTATAATACTCTTCGTTCTGCCATGCAAATTAAGGAAGGATGGAGCCTTTGGGAGATTGCTCCAAAATTTGACTGGTTGAATCTCCGCGAAAATTACATACAAGAAAAAATCTTTAAGATTGGTCAACTGGTAGAAAATCTTAATACGGGTCTTGTTGGTAAAATTATTCGTAGAGGAACTAACTATTTGATTTGTGTAACTGAAGACAATATTATGTTTAAGTCTTGGATCAAGGATGTTGTAGAGACCAAAAATTATCAAGAAGTTCCAATGAAGAATCTAAAAAATCTTGTTCATAAAGCAGTGAATAGAACTGATGATAATATTGATGGGTTTGTAGATAAAGATGATAAAAAGGTTGGACCATATGGTGCCTTTATACCAACAGCTAAAAATCAGGGTAAGATTTTCAGATCTTTACAAAAGGAACAAAAGTTGACAAATGTTTCTGGAGTGCCTGCTGATCAAAGAGAAGTTGGAACAGATTCTTTAAGAAAATATGCTATGAGAATGACTAATACCACCCATATACAGAATTTCATAAATAGATACAGGAAAAAGTAAGTAATTAAATTTTTTCAATGGAAAAACCTACAGGATCTCCTGCTGCCGGAGCAAAAGAGAAGATTGAAAAGCAGGCAAGGCAACTTGCTTATGATACTCGCTATAAGGTAAGACAGGCAATGAATAAGGGTACAAAAATGAACCCTGCTCAAGTCTCTAAAGCATATATGTCCCAACTTGCCAAGTCAAGTGCTGCTCCTGCTGTAAAGGCAAGAGCAAAGCAAATGCTTCTTGGAGAAGATCTTGTTGACACAAAGAGACTTGCGACAGATACAATCGTATCTGCCATGTATAAAGTTTTTGTTGAGGGTGTTGAAGAGGAAGTTGTTGTAGAAAATACCGACTATATTCAACAACTCAATGAGATGGAAGAGAAGACATATAAAATTAGAGTTACCGATAAGAAGACTGGCAATACTTATGTAAGAATGGCAACTCGTGCAAAGATTGCCGAACTTCGTGCGAATCCAAATATCTCATCTGTTGAGATGACTCAATATGGTGAACCAACCAAGTCAGAAAAGCATAAAGGTTCATCAACGGCAAAAACAAAGTCTGGTAAAGGTTTAGATCCTGTCGGACAAGAAGATGGTGATGTGGATAATGATGGTGATCGTGATAAGTCTGATAAGTATCTTCTGAATCGTAGAAAGGTTCGTGGTAAGGCAATTGCAACTCGCAAAGAAGATTACAACTGGCAAGATGGATTTGCCGAACTGATTGAAAAGAAAAAAGAAGAAGATGGTGAAAAGAAGATCACTGGTGAAGGAGTTAATAACTCTAAATTGATCACTGTATTTCCAGATGAAAACAGCGGAATTAAGGAAGAAGCAGAAGATCAAAAGCAGTCACAACAGCAACAGGCACAAAAGTCTTCTGATAGTAAGACAGAACAAAGAAAGAAACAAACAGTCGCTAATCAAAAGAAAATTTTGATGGCAAAACTTCAACAACTTCAAAAAGGTATTCCTCTTTCACAAGAGGAAGTTGAAGTAGAAGGTGAGCAGATTGATGAGAAAATCACTGCCAAGACTGATATGGGTGATGCAATCAAAGACTTTTATGCTTCCAAGTCCTCACAGTTAGCGGGTAGAACTAAAGAAGAAAGAAGAAAGGCTGCGATTGCTGCTGTTTTAACTGCCCGTCGCGGTGGTAAGAAACTTGGCGAAGAAGTCAAAAATGAAAAAGATCCAAGAGAAATTCCAACCGAAATTGATCTAGTTAAAGCTAGATTAAGAGCAAAGGGAATTAAAGTTTCTGGAATCACTCCTTCACCAAGAAATACAGAGACCGTAGAACTCCCTCCTATTGGGGAGCAGATGACAACTCAAACCCAATTTAAACCACTCCCATCTTCAGGAAGCACAGGTACAAATACTCCACCTCCTGCTCCACAACTTCCTCCCCCAAGTGCTGCTAAAAAACCAGTAAAAAAACCTCTCATGGTAAACTCTTACGAAGCAGAGGGTGAGGTAATTGATGAAAGAACCAGAGATCGTAAAGGTCAACCAAGACCTGAAAGAAATCGTGCTATGGAAATGGTGAGAAAGATGCCAGAAGTTAAGAAAGGTCTTATGACTCGTAGTGGCAGAACTGTTTCCCAACATGAAAAAGAAAGAGGTGTAAAAAAGGAACCAGGAGCACCTACCCCCAAAGGAGAAACAACTGCTGATAGACTTGAAGCAAAGAAGAGAAAAGCAGCAGTAGCAAAAGCAGCAGCACAAAGAGCACAAGACAATATGAGTTCAAGGTTTGACTGATACTAAATAGCCCATGATACTCTCACACGGAGGACATCATGGGCGCAGTAGTAGCGGTTGTAAAACCAATTCTTCTACAGATTGCTACACATCCAGCAGTTAAAAACCTTGTTATTGATCTTTTGACCAAGTATGTAAAATCCACCGACAATAGCATTGACGATATGGTCCTTGCTACTGTTAAGGAACTTCTCTTCAAACCACAATCTGAAGGATGATTACTTGCTTTGTAACTAACTGGGGAGTAACCATTGCTTTAGGTCTGTTGTTAACTGCGTCAGAGTGGTTGGCAAAAACAAAAAGATTTGAAGAGAATGGATTACTTGACCTTATTACTCACTTTCTAAAAGTAGTATTGCGTAAGGAGACCAAAAAGTAAAGGTCTCCTTTTTTTATAAATATCTGTATACAAAGAATTATAGGTAGGGAAACATGGCTCTTTGGGGCAAGCAAGATTCTTTAGCAAATCTGACTGGAACTATAACAGTCGATCTTGGTGCTGAAACTATTACTGGTAGTGGAACAACTTTTGTAACTGCTGGGATTTCTACCGGTGACATTATAGTTATCGGTGCTGGTGCAACATATGGTCAAGCCGTTGTAACTGGCATAACTTCAGCAACTTTACTTTCAATTGGATCAACTCAATTTTTGATTCCACATCCAACACTTAATACAATTGCGGGCGCTGGTTATACCGTAACACAGAAACCAAAATATACTGTTGAAGACGGTCAATATAACGCCCCTGATGTAAAATCAAATAGATTCTCTTCTGTCTTTGGTGTGGATACAACTGAAGCAGGTGTTGCTGCCGGTACAACTGTCGGTGGTAAGAATGCTGCTTATGCGGTAGCACATGCTGGTTGGGTAGGTGTTACGACTTATGTTGATACTCACGGAAACTTTAGAGTTAAGTCCGAGACTCTAGTTGCATTTAGTGGTATTAGTAGCGACGCACAAGACGACGCAAGATTCCCAGATAGCTGATAATATGGTATGAGATTTGATGAGTTGAATGAAAATAACTATTTGTTATTTGCTATAAAATTCTATGACAATCCTCATGCTTTGACTAGAGAAGATTTTGAGGATGATTTAAAGCGAATTAAGTATGTTAAGAGACTTCTTAAAAGGTATAAAAATACTGGAGTCTTAAAAACACATTTAATTTTAAATCATCTGACAGTCTTGTTTAATGTTTTCAATGATGCTGCTGTTCCTTTATTATTTTATAATTTGGAGCAGGATCTTTGGCCATCTATTAAAAGTTTTTTGATTTTTTTAAATAGAATTCCAGAGTTTCCAAAAACTCTCATTCATGAAATACAAGAAGATAATTATTGTATAAAAGAACTTAATTCAATCTAATGGACATAGATAAGATTATTGATATTATTCGCTCTCTTAAAGAGGATGCAGCACCAACCATGTCTGTTGGAACTGGTGAGAAATCACTTGGGTATAATATAGAAACTGGAACTCCACCAGTTTATAAAAAGAAGAAAAAATACATTTATGGTGGAAAAGGATCCCGCAAAAACTGGATGACCTAAAATGTTCAGCAATGACTCAAAGATTCAACTAGCCGTATTACAAGAACGCTTCAAGGCACACGAACAAATCATTGATAAGGTTGATACTGCCATTCAAACTTTGAGTGAGACAAATCAAAATATTTGTAAAATGCTTGCCGTACATGATGAAAGAATAGGTGTTCAAGCAAAGGTAGATGATGATATTTGTAAGAAGGTAGAAGATATTGAAAGTAGAATAGATAATCTTTTTAAGTTTAGATGGCAAGTTGGTGGAGTTTTAGCAGTTACTGTTGTATTGATCGGTGTTTTCAATGCCTTTGGACCAAAGTTATTGACTCCTTCTCCTGCCTCTGCTACAATAGAACGCACGAAGTAATAACTCCTTCATAATGGATTTGGTTGATTCCAAGTATATTGGATTAGTTTCATCACGCCTACAAAAATTTAAGAGGGTCAAGTCGGATCTCTACAACTTCCGCTGCCCTATCTGTGGGGACTCCCAGAAGAATAAAACAAAGGCACGAGGGTATATTTACTCTGTGAAGAACAACACCAACTTCAAGTGCCATAATTGTGGTGCTAGTTTGTCCTTCAACAACTTTCTAAAAGAGTTAGACTCAACGCTTCACAAGCAATACACGCTGGAAAAGTTCAAGGAAGGACATACTGGAAAGAACTTCGTTGTAGAAGCACCAAAACTAGAATTCAAGAAACCAGTATTCAAAAAGAGTTTAGATCTTCCAAAAGCATCAGAGGTTCCTGTTGCCAAAGAATACTTGGAGAAAAGAAAACTTAATCCAGAAAAGTTTTATTTTGCTCACAAATTCAAAGAGTGGACTAACACTCAAAAACAGACTTTTGACACTATCGGTAGGGATGAAAGTCGCATTATTATACCAATGTATGATAAGGATAATAACCTTATCGGTTTTCAGGGAAGAAGTCTAGTTCCCAACTCTGTTAAATATATCACTGTGATGCTTGATGAGGAGGCACCGAAGATTTATGGACTTAATGAGGTCAATGACCAATTACCAATCTATGTGGTTGAAGGACCCTTTGACAGCACTTTCGTCAACAATAGTGTGGCTTTGTGTGGCAGTGACGGTGATGTTCGTTGTCTTAAAGGAAGCAGTATTGTTTTTGTTTATGATAATGAGCCCCGTAATAGAGAAATCGTCAATCGCATTGACAAATGTATTTCAAGAGGTGAAAAAGTCGTCATCTGGCCAAGCGGAATCGTAGACAAGGACATCAATGATATGGTCCTCTCTGGACTTAATGTTATGGATGTGTTAAAATCAAATACATATTCAGGTTTAGAAGCAAAAGTTAAGTTTAACATCTGGAAGAAAATATGAGCAACGGCACCAAAGTTATTAAGAGAAACGGCAAGACCGAACCACTTGATTTGAACAAACTTCATGTCATGGTAGAAGAGGCATGTAAAGACCTCGCAAATGTATCTGCATCACAGGTTGAAATGCAGTCTGGGATTCAATTTTATGATGGTATTACTACCGCAGAGATTCAGGAGATTCTGATTCGTTCTGCTTCTGACCTGATTGATCTGGATCATCCTAACTATCAGTTTGTTGCTGCTCGTCTGCTGTTGTTTGCTACTCGCAAGCAACTTTATGGACGCATGCACGAGTTCCCAACCTTAAAGCAACATGTTGAGAATTGTGTTGGAAAAGGGGTTTATGATGCCGAAATTTTGGACAATTACTCTGAAGAAGAGTTTGATAAACTTCAGTCGTATATTGATCATAGTCGTGACTATTTGTTCACTTATGCGGGTCTACGTCAGGTCGTTGATAAGTACCTCGTGCAGGATAGAAGCACTGGGGCACTTTACGAAACGCCACAGTTTATGTACCTTTTGATTGCGGCAACTATTTTTTCTAAATATCCAAAAGAAACCAGGCTTGATTATGTCAGACGATACTACGACGCAATCAGCAAGCACAAGATCAACATTCCAACCCCTATCATGGCGGGAGTGCGAACGCCACTTCGACAATACGCTAGCTGTGTCCTTGTTGATGTTGATGACACCCTCGATAGTATCTTTACTAGCGATATGGCTATTGGCCGATATGTTGCACAAAGGGCGGGTATCGGTATCAACGCAGGTCGCATCCGTGGCATCAACAGTAAAATTAGAGGCGGTGAAGTCCAGCACACTGGCGTTGTACCGTTTCTCAAAAAGTTTGAAGCGACTGTCCGTTGCTGTACGCAAAATGGCATACGAGGCGGAAGCGCAACAGTCCACTTCCCCATTTGGCACCAAGAGATAGAAGACATTCTAGTATTGAAAAATAATAAAGGAACCGAAGATAACCGTGTTCGTAAGTTAGACTACAGTATTCAAATCTCCAAACTCTTCTATGAACGATTCATCCGCAACGAAGAGATTTCTCTCTTCTCTCCTCACGCCGTTCCTGGTCTGTATGATGCTTTTGGTACTGATGGATTTGACGAGTTATATGTTCGTTATGAACGAGATGAATCTATTCCAAGAAAAACTATCGCAGCTCAAGAACTCTTTCTGGACCTCCTAAAAGAGAGAGCAGAAACTGGTAGACTCTACATCATGAATATTGACCATTGTAATTCTCACTCTTCCTTTGTGGATAAAGTTGAGATGAGCAATCTATGTCAAGAGATTACTCTGCCTACTAAACCACTTCAACACATTGATGATACTGATGGTGAAATTGCTCTTTGTATCCTTTCTGCTATTAATGTTGGTAAAATCAGGGATCTTGAAGATCTTCAAGTTCTTTGCGATCTTGCTGTTAGGGGTCTTGATGAACTCATTGATTTTCAAGGATACCCCGTCAGAGCAGCAGAAATCGCCACCAGAGCACGCCGTTCTCTTGGAATCGGTTATATTGGTCTAGCACACTATCTTGCCAAGCACGGGGAGCATTACGACGATCCTGGTGCCTGGAAACTTGTACATGATCTGACAGAGGCATTCCAATATTATCTCATTCAGGCAACCGTTAACCTTGCGAAAGAAAAGGGTGCTTGTGAATACTCACATCGTACCAAGTATGGACAAGGCATTCTCCCAATTGATACATACAAGAAGGATGTGGATGAAATCGTTCCAAATGAACTGAAGTATGATTGGGAAGGTCTTAGAGCACAAGTTAAGCAATATGGCGTCAGGAACAGCACTTTGTCCGCACAGATGCCATCGGAGAGCAGTTCCGTTGTGTCAAACGCAACGAACGGTATCGAACCACCTCGCGGATACTTGTCCATTAAGAAGTCGAAGAAAGGACCACTCAAGCAGATTGTTCCCCAATATCAATCACTTAAGAACAATTATACGCTTCTGTGGGATATGCCTAGCAATCGCGGTTATATTCATATTGTTGCTGTTATGCAAAAGTTCTTTGATCAAGCGATTTCTGGAAACTGGTCCTATAATCCAGAAAATTACCCAGACAATGAAGTTCCTACTTCAGTAATGGCACAGGACCTTTTGACTACATATAAGTACGGCTGGAAAACCAGCTATTACCAAAATACACATGACATGAAGAATGATGAGGTTGAAGAAACCCGACATTCTCTTGAGAATTTAATTTCCGATATTCTAGAATCAGAGGAGGAAGATTGTGAGTCTTGTAAGATTTAAGACAGGGTTGGAGGGAAAACCAATGGTTGATTCCATGACAGTTTTCAACTCCAACGAGGTTGATACAAAGAAACAACCAATGTTCTTTGGTCAACCTCTGGGAATTCAGAGATACGATTCTTACAAATATCCAATCTTTGATAAACTAACAACGCAGCAACTGGGTTATTTCTGGAGACCCGAAGAGGTATCTCTTCAAAAAGATCGTAGCGATTATCATATGCTACGCCCAGAGCAAAAGCATATCTTCACCAGCAACCTAAAGTATCAGGTTATGCTGGATTCCGTTCAGGGTCGTGGACCTGGTATGGCATTTGCACCATACTGTTCACTTCCTGAACTGGAAGCATGTATGAAGGTATGGGAGTTTATGGAGATGATCCATTCTCGTTCATACACATACATTATCAAAAATGTATATTCCGATCCTTCGGAAGTCTTTGATACCATTCTCAAAGAAGATCGCATTATGGAGCGTGCGGTGAGCGTTACTCAAGCGTATAACGACTTCATTAACGCAGCACATCGCTATGATAATTCTAACGAGTGGCAGCACGCACTAGAGCAAGTTCCCTACGCACAAGAGGCAAGGTATGAACTCAAGCGTAAACTATTCAGAGCAGTTGCAAACGTTAATATTCTTGAAGGCATTCGCTTTTACGTGTCATTTGCTTGCAGTTTTGCTTTTGGCGAACTCAAACTTATGGAAGGAAGTGCGAAAATCATCTCACTGATTGCCCGTGATGAGAACCAGCACTTGGTAATTACTCAAAACATCATGAATAAGTGGAAGGAAGGTGATGACCCAGAAATGGCACGCATTGCCAAAGAGGAAGAACAGTGGGTCTACAAGACCTTTGAGAATGCTGTGAATCAAGAAAAGCTCTGGGCAGAGTATCTGTTCAAGAATGGATCCATGATTGGTCTCAATGACAAACTGTTACAGCAGTATGTTGAATGGATTGCGAATCGTAGAATGAAGGCAATTGGACTTAAACCACTTTATGATATTCCAGCAAAGAATAATCCACTTCCTTGGACGGAGCACTGGATTTCTTCAAAGGGTCTTCAAGTGGCACCACAAGAAACCGAAGTTGAATCATACATTGTTGGAGGAATCAAGCAGGATGTTACCGAAAATACTTTCTCTGGATTCCAACTATGATGAATGGGTGGAACAAGAAATTCTAAATGCTTTTCAAGAAGCGGCAGAGTGTGATGAATACCTGTTTGGGGATTATGATTATTGTAAAGAATGGATGAAAGATTCAGAGGGTCAATAAGACCCTCTTTTTTTATAAATACTCACAGGAATTCCTTAAGTATTAAAAATGTTTGCGTCAGATTTAAAGGCATTACAAGAATCCTATGAAGGCATTTATGAAGAAGGAGATGGAATCTCCTGCGAAATGCTTGAAGAGATCGTAGAAGAACTTATTGAAGAATGTGTAGAGTTTGGATATAGTCTAAATGAAGCATCTACTGCTGTAGAGAATGCGGCAATTTTATACATTGATGAGGCAAAGGTCACCTATGGTAGTGATACCGAAAGTCCAGAGCAGCGTCGTGAGCGTGCCAAGTCAAAGGTTGGTGAAAAGAAAGCAGCAGCACGAAAAGCAGCGGTAAAGACTGCTGTAGGGCGTGCCAAAGCAAAGGCAGCAGGTGCCGTAGCAGGAGCAGGAATTGCTGCCTCAATCGCAAAAGACACTGCTAGAAGAGCAGGAAGAACCGCTGTCCATAAGGTCACCTATGGTGCTCAAAAGAAGAAGGAAGAGGTCAAGAGTGGCGTTAAGAGTCTGATTGGAAGAGGTCTCCGTAAGGCAGCAGGAGCAGTCGGAAAGGTTGCTCAAAAGGCAGCAGGTGCCGCTTCAAGACTTGGAGAGGGAAAAGAGCAACTAATTGATGAGAGTGGCATGGTTGGAACACCAGGACCATCTATTCCTGGAGCCAAACCCAAACCTAACAAACCTCAAAATTCTAATCGTCCGAATTCATTTGTTTCTTCTCCCGGATCCGACACCAGAAGAATTGGTGGTTATGACTTGACAAGACTTTCAAATTCTTATGAACCAGACGCAAAATTGGTTGATGAACAGAATGCTGGTCCAAGCACTCCAGTAAAATATGATGCTCAAATGGGACAACTTGTTCCTAATCAAGGTGCTACAAGAGTTGGTGCTGTCCGTCTCAAGCCAGCAATGGGACTTAAGAAAGGTGGAACAGTTAGAGAAGATGTTTATGATATTGTTTTAGATTATTTGATGTCTGATGGTCATGCAGACACCGTAGAGGAAGCACATTATGTTATGTCACAGATGGACGCAGATCACATTCAGAGCATTGTTGAGAATGTAATGGCTGGTCCAGTAATGAAGCCTGGTAGTGGACTTGGTGGTGCTAAACCAGTTTATCCATCTGGAACAAAGAAACCAGCACCAACTGGAGCAAAACTTCCACCTGTCTGATATAAAAATCATATAATACTTAAGGGGCTTGACAAGTCCCCTTTTTTTGTCTAGACTAGGTTTGTCCCGGTTGAAGATAAATAATAGCTCATAAGATACTTTAATATGAGTTATGAGAATCCCTGGCGGTATAATGGGGAAGTTTTTGATACTGACGATATTGGAGAATACTTTGGGTTTGTTTACTGTATAACCAATAAGTATAACCAACGGCAGTACATTGGTAGAAAATACTTTTGGTCTTTTAGAACACCACCAGGAAAGAAGAGAAGAGTAAAACAAGAATCAGACTGGAAAAAGTATTATGGTTCTTGTCCAGAGTTAAAGGAAGATATCAAAAAGTATAACAAAGAGAATTTCAATAGAGAAATATTGAGTCTTCATAAGGCAAAAGGTGACTGTAATTATGAAGAAACGAAACAACTTTTTCTAAATAATGTGTTGAGTGAGTCTCTTGACGATGGAACGCCAGCGTACTACAATAGCAATATTCTAGGACGCTACATGCGAAAAGATTATGGTAACTTTGGAGCAAACTCTTCAAACAACACATGACTGGGCAGTTGACCGCATTCATACTCTTTGTGAGGAAAATATTGAGAATGCCCATGCGATTCAATCAGAATTCAGTGAGTGGTTGGATCCGGATATTTTAGACCATGATATTTTCTCATTAGAGTTTATAGGAGACGAAAATGACACTTGACCTTCATAACTTTTTCAAATTTTACGACGAAAACAATTCAAATCATGTAGCAGCAGTTCAGTGGTTAGAAGATAACCTCCCTGCTAACTTCATGGATGATTCAGAAACAGACTGGATTGGGATCTTTAGAACTAAACCCCCTACACCAGAAGTTCTAGCAGTTCCTTACTATAATCAAGTAGACAATTACAGAGATGCACATAGAACTTGCAACTCTTCATCGTGCGCTATGTGCTTATCTTTCCTCAAGCCAGGAAGCATTAAAGGCGACGATGAGTATGTTAAGAAAGTCTTTGAGATTGGTGATACAACAGACCATGCCGTTCAGACGAAAGTTTTGGCGGCTTATGGAGTTAAGTCACACTTTAGTTACAATTTATCTTTTGCTGATATTGATAAAAGTCTGGACGCTGGGAAGCCCGTTGTTATTGGCATACTCCATAGGGGTTCTCTTTCTGCACCTACTGGTGGGCATATGTGTGTCGTCATTGGTAAAACCCCAGATGGAAAGGGATATTATGTAAACGATCCATATGGTTCTCTCAACGACAACTACACTGGACCTGTGACGAATGGTAAGAAGACCATTTACACCAAAGCAGTTCTCAAGCACCGCTGGTGTCCAGGAGGGAATGATGGATGGGGCAGAATCTTCGATTAATTTCAAACGCAAGATGCTTAAGGTGATTAAAGACCTCACAAATAGTGGGAGACATGTAGAAGCAAGTCAACTGTATCAAAAGTATTTCGGAGACAACAATGGCACGAATCGACCTTCATAACTTTTTTAAGTTCTACGACGAAAGAAATCCTAACCATGTGAAAGCAGTTCAATGGTTAGAAGACAATCTTCCTGTCAAATATTTGGAAGATAATATTGACTGGGCAGAAATTTATAGAGGAAAAAAGTCTAGTGCTGCACCAGCCCCTGCTGCTGCAGCTCCTGTAACGAGCGGTGATGATGTTCCAATGATGGGCATCAAGTTAATCAAAGAGTTTGAGGGATGCCATCTTAATGCGTATCCCGACCCTCTTTCTGGTGGACTTCCAATCACAATCGGTTGGGGTTCAACTCGTAAGAAAGATGGTTCTCCTTTCAAACTTGGTGAATCAATCACTCAACAGGAAGCAGATGAGTTACTGATTAGTCAGTGTAAGAATCAATTCCTTCCAGCACTTCGTAAAATTCCACATTGGAATGAAATGACTGATGGTAAGCGTGGAGCACTTCTTTCCTTTGCTTATAATCTGGGAGCAGGTTTCTACGGTGGAGATAATTTCAACACCATTACCAAACGCCTGAAGAATAAGGAATGGGATTTAGTTCCTGATGCTCTTTATCTCTATCGTAATCCTGGTTCAAATGTAGAAGCAGGTCTTGCTCGTCGCCGTAAGGCAGAAGGCGAAGCGTGGAAGAAAGGATAAATAAGATACAGTTATCACTGATTTTGATCTTAATGGTCTGAATCTACATAGTCCGAGTCCTCTGTGATTCGGTGAATACTTTACTTTTCATACTTCGGTTTGTTTTGTTTAGTACACACTGAACTCACAGAGGATTTTTATGTCTTACGCTAAAAAGGCGCTTGCTGCTGCGTCTGCTTTATTAATGGGAACTAGTGTATCAGCAGCACCATTAGTTTTAGAAGGAAACTATGTAAAGATTGGTGTTAATGATGCTGGAACTGTTGGTTCTGGCGGTAACACTTCTCCTGGTATTCTCTACGATTCAACAGGAACCGCAACATTTAATCCTTCATACGATTATCTCACTCCTGGTTCTCCTTTTGAGGGATGGACTGTAAAAGGTATTGATACAGATGGAACCACAGTTCTGTTTAATTATGGTAACAACAATGCGAGTTACGCAAGTGTTAATGTAATCACAGGAACTCTTGTAGATTACTCTGGTGTTTCATATCGTGGTTTAACTTTTGACAATCGTGCTGTATGGTCTGGTTCGGTCACCGAGTTTGATATTGAGCACGACTATCGTTTCAATGATAACCAACAGTTTGTGGACATCAATACTCGTTTAGAGTTTAAGATGAATGTTCCTACATTATACTTTGGAAGATTCACTGACCCAGACGCAAGGGCAGCAGCAGGAGATAGTTCTTCAACACTCAATGTAAGAGGATATGCTGGTGGTGTTCCTGCGACCAATGTAGTTCTGTCAGAGGCACTTGCTTCCAAGTATGCTCTGGGACTATTCACTGCGGCAACTAACTCCAATACTGGTATTAGTGCTTCCTGGTCAACAGACCCATTAACATACTATGGTGGACAGGATGATGGTGATGGAGACTACACCATCGGTATGGCATTTATGTTCTCTGGTATTAATACTGGGGACATTATTGATATCCAGTATGCTTATATCTTTGGACCATCTTCTTATGACGCTGCTTCTGGTGCCGTTGCTGGTGGTGCTGGTGGAGCAACATCCTCATCCTTCACCGTTACTAATGTAGGTTCTGCTTCTGCTCCCACTGCTTCTGCCCCATCAACTCCAACACTGGTAAGTTCTTCCACTTCCCCATCAACCACACTTCCTGTTCTGACTGTTACGCTTACAGAGCACACAGAATCAGAAGATGGTGGAGTTCAGACTATTGATAGAGACTTCACCACAAATACTACCACTCCAATGGTGACGACTGATACCTATAGTGATGGTTCTACCACAACTGCTTTATCAAACTCTGTTTCTACAACACACTCATCTGATTCACTCACTGGTCGTGTAGATCAGCACGAAGTCCTTGATAATATTGGAAGTGGACTACAAGGACTCTTAAACCACGAACCAACTGAACCAACCACTGATAGAGTTAGAGTATTCAGTAAGAACTACTATGCGTGGTCTTCTGCCGACAATGGATACACTGGTAAATCAGTTATCTATGGTGGTGGTTTAGAGATTGATATTAAACCAACCTGGACAATTGGTGCTCAATATAATAATGTAAATGTGAACTTGGATGGCGTTGATAGCACATCCAAACTGAACAAAAGTCACATTGGCGTCTTTAATATGCTTCGTGGAAATACACTCTCACTCTTAACCAATGCTGCGATTGCTCAAAACAGATATAATGTTTCTCGTAATGTTCAGGGTGTCTTTAATAACGAGAGCACCGCAACAGGTCAAGAGTGGTGGGTAAACAACAGACTCTTCTGGCACGCTCATAAGAACATCACTCCATTCGTAGGATACACCGTAGGAAACTATCGCAGAGATGCGTTCACTGAAAGTGGTTCTATTCAGTCCGCAAGAAGTGTTGAAGTAGTAGATGAGACTTCACATACTGGTGAAATCGGACTTGCTCTTTCTCATCGTTTCGGTGGTAAGAAGAAAGACTTGTTTGGTGTAAGTATTGAAGGTTCTTATGCGACTGATAATGCGATTGAGGCATCGGCAACTGTTGACTACAAAGAAATGATCATCATTCAAGGAGTTCATCAAATTAATAATGGTGTAAGCAACACGGCAGTTTCCGCAAATGTTAAGTTTAGGTTCTAAAAACCTAAATAAGGAGAGACTTCATCACACGGAACTGATGGAAAACAAGAAAGAAAAAACTATGGGACAAATTATTCGTATTGCGATTTTGAGTTGGTCTGCCGCTCTTTTGACTGCTAGCTATGCTGGTATGCTATCCAAAATGGATCCTACTTTCATTGCTACTGTCTTTACTGCTTCTGCTGCTACTTTTGGTATCAACACTATGAAAAAGGGTGATGATGAGCATAAGGAAGAACCAAAGAGAGAGGAAACTTTTGTTGAGGCACCACCAGAACCACCAGCACCTGAAGCACCAGTAACTCTTGTTGAGAGAGTTGAAGCATTGGAAACAAAGGTTGAGGAAGGTGAAGGGTTCGTCACACCCCGCACAGGAGCATAATGTCCAAGTCACCCAACAAAGGTAAGAAAGGTTCTGCTGGTAATAAAAAGCAGAATCAAGGAAACGCAACTGCTAAAAAGGCGAAGAATGGTGGCAAAAAGAAGTAATGGAATTCATTGCTTTTATGATAGTTGGTTATGCCGAAATTAGTCCTGGTAGTTGCCAGTTGGAATATTTTAGATACAATGAAATACACTCGCTTGTAATCCCGTGCCACGAGAATGGAACACTCCAAAAAGGGAGTGTTGGAATGCTCCCATCCATAAAATACTCCAAGCAATAGATAATCACACCCGTCTTTATTTTGAGACGGGTGATGAGTGGCACCAAGAACAAGCACAGATATTAAGAAAATATATAAAAGACCTAAAAGTTTGGATACACAAAGAAGAAGGGTGGTGGAATGAGTGAATTTAACTGGGGAGTATTCATCATTCTATCCTGTGGACTCGTATTCACTGGATATATCATTTACTATATACTTCGGTTAGCTCATTTGGAGATGAGAGATGAAACACCTGAGCCTGATACTATCCCTGACGAGTCTAGGCATTAGTGCTGCGATCGGTGTAGGAGCATATATCACCTATCAAAAAGCACAGAAGATTTTAGATAACCCAGAAGAGTTTGTTGGTGCTGTTGTAGAAAAGCAAGTCACCAAAGCATTTGAGAAACTTCCACTGCCTAAACTAAATACGAAAGAGTTTAAACTTCCTTTCTGATAAATAACTAAAAAGTATTCGTAAGATGGACGCACAAGATTTTCGTAGTCTTCAAGAAGCATATATGGAAGTTGTTAGTAATGATTTAAATGAAATGTCTTATAAAAAACTTCCTGTTGGAAAAATGATGTGGAAGGTTTCCGACAGAGTAGAAAGAGAAGCAGATACAAGAGCAGAAAGAGAAAGACAGGCAGATGACCCACATAGCACATTAACTTACGACAGGGCAAGAGCAGAGCACGAAAAGGCAGAAAGGAATAAAGAAAGAAGTAATAAAATGATAAGAGTTGCTGATTCTCATAGCAAAAAAGCAGCAAAGGCAAAATCAAAACTAAAAAAAGAACAAGTAGATATTTACGATATTATCCTTTCACACTTACTTGATGAAGGATATGCTGAAACACCAGAAGCAGCAGAAGCAATTATGGTGAATATGAGTGAAGAGTGGAGACAAAGTATTCTTGGTTGATAAATATTAGTGCTTGTTTGTGGTTATTCAAGCAAAAGATTGGGAGCAGAAATGCTCCTTTTCTTGTATAAATAACTATAACCACAAACAAAGCAGATGGAATATTACACTTACGCATACTTGCGGGAAGACGGAACACCTTATTACATCGGTAAAGGTAAGGGGTTTAGATTGTATGTTAAAAAGAGAATTGTGCCTTTACCAAGTAAAGATAGAATAATATATCTAAAAAGAAATTTAACAGAACAAGAAGCAATCAAACACGAAATTTATATGATTGCTGTTTATGGTAGAAAAGATAATGGGACTGGTATTTTGAGAAATCTTACTGATGGTGGAGAAGGGACTTCTGGTAGAGTTGTTAGTGAAGAACAAAGAGAAATTCAAAGTTCAAAAATGAGTGGATCAAATCATCCTTTTTATGGTAAAACTGCCTCCAAAGAACATAAAAAAAATATCAGTAATGCTTTGTCTGGGAAGAAAAAATCAAAAGAGCATATACAAAGACAAAGAGAAGTTCAAAAAGGAATACCCCGTTCTCAAGAATTTAAAGAAAAAAGAAGAAGATATATGACTGGAAGAAAGTGGTGGAATAATGGTGAAGTTGAAAAATTATTCAATATTGATGAAACTCCAAGTTCAGAATGGACATTAGGAAGAATATATAGTAAGAGTATTTCAAACTAAAAAAATGGCGGATAGAGACCCATATATTTACAGGATTAAAAATATTTTAAGGGTAGTTGATGGGGATACGATTGATGCTGATATTGATTTGGGGTTTTCTATAAGTTTAGAAAAAAGAATTCGCCTTGCTGGGATTGATACTCCTGAAAGTAGAACAACGGATCTCAAAGAGAAAGCGTTAGGTCTTGAATCAAAAGAGTGGTTGAAGAAAAAAGTAGAAGGTGCTAAAAATATTTTAATTAAAACTGAACTCCCAGATTCTACAGAAAAGTATGGAAGAATTATTGGGCACTTGTTTATCAATAATGAATCAACATCACTCAACGACCAGATGATTGTTGAAGGGTATGCTTGGGAATATGATGGTGGAACTAAAAAGAAAAATTTTGCCGAACTTGATTCTAAAAGAAAAAAATGATTTACTTTCACATTGTTAGACTATTTTTAATTGTTTGGAGTGCCTTAATGATTTCGGCAGTGGAATCTGTGGGCATAGTTACTGAAGGGCAAGTAGAACTGGAAAGCACAAGTAAAGATGCTTATGCTAAAGTTCTTGTTCTTGCCGTAAGTTCTTTTCTTGGTGATGCTGCTTTTCAGTTGAGAAAGAAAAATGGAAATCCCAGAGATACAGATACAACAAGTTGAAGTTCCAGTTGTCCGTAGATTAGAACCACCTGTTGTCTTAACACCATCAATAAGATCTCTACAGAAACCAGTAGTCCAAGTTCCTACTGCTGAACTTCCTTATTATGAACCCATTGATGTTCCAACTACGGAACAATGGAAACAAATAGTAGAGGGGCAGAATTCACAAAAAGAAAAGGAAGAAACGCAAGAAGAAAAGTCTAGGCAACTACCACCCCCTACCCCTCAACTGCCCCCAGCAGTCCAAACCCCCCAGGATCAACAGGTAGTTACACCACCAACAACAACTTTAGGAGTACCTGTCATTGAAGTACCCCTCATCGGAGAAGTTCCAGTCCCACCTAAAGAGCAGGTTATTCTTGCTGGCACCACTGCTACTGCTTCTGTTGCTGCGGCTCTTGTTGGCAAGTCTTTGGTGGAATGGATGGTAGGTAAAATGAAACCTATCGTCCAGCAGATTTATGTCCAGGCAAAGAAACGGCTCCACCGAGACCTGACGCCTTATGAGTTACAGGTTGACTTCGCTGCCCAACTGGAACTGAAGAAGAAGGTCTTGAAGACGTTCCAGAAGGAACTAAAGCAGCAGAAGAAGGAACAATACCTCCATTGGTCACAACAACAACATCAGCACATATCTTCGCATAAGGAGACTGGGGATGAAAATGTATCCCAGCCTTCATTGCTTCGCCGCATTTTAAGAGGCGGACGAGCTCAAAGTCCAAACGAGCCTTATCAGTCTCCGCCTTCTGGCGATTAGTCCAAGTCTCTGCTGCTTCCTTACAGCGTGCTTGTAGACCACCATCTAAAGGAATAGAGATGGTGCCAGAGATGCCAAAGTTCTTTGCCCAGTTGTCTTTCTGTCCAGTTCTTTCTAATGGGGTTGTGGGGTCATTATCAATGTTGGCATAATCTTCAAATGGTTTCTGACCACTGTTGGTAGTTGTAAGGAATGGTGTTAGGTTAAAGGTTGGTCCTTGACAACTTACGCCACCACCGTATGAGTTGGTAACGTATGGACCTTGTAAAACCTGAACTGCCTGGTTTGTTACGCTTCCTGTTGAGGTTGCCTGTGGGTTGGCAACCGCAGTGATTGGAGTATCCCCTTCCGCATATACAGGGGTCGCAGAGACAGTGATAGCAAGGACGGATGCTATTGTGTGAAGACACCTTACTGGGTAAACACGGAGGTTGTGTCGGTAACAGACATTATGGATGTACTGCGAATCACAGTTGTGTCTTTTATCATTCCTGGACCCGAATAAGTTTCCGAGAACTGGAATGGAGCACCATTCTGATAAATGGTATAAGGTGTTCCTACTTGTGGTGTTGCGGGAATATTGATGTTTGTCCCTGTAACTGTGTAACTCCATCCTGTTTGATAGTCAATTTGGCGAATAGTTTCATTTACAGTTGTTGTGGACTCCGTGTGTGAAGTCATTGTGCCGCTGGTAAAGTTAGGCGTAACGGGCACTGCTAGAGCGGGAGATATAAGTCCCGCCGCTACTAGCAAAACGGGAGTTATAAGTCTCATTTAAATACGCTTAACTCGATAGATCTTTGACCAACTGCTTGAGTCCCAGCACCACCAGCAGTGACTGTAGGAACACCAGTGCCAGAAAGAGAACCAGCAAGGGAACCAGCAACACCACCAGAGGAAGTTGTTACATTTCCAAAAGCAGGAAGAGAACCAACAACACCAGATGTTACAGTTGTGCCACTTGAAACAGCATCACCAACAGTAAAGGATTCAGAGAAACTGAATGCTTGACCAGCGGTGTTTACATCATAAGCACCTTGAATTTGAGTCGCAGCAGCAGTGGCACTTGCGGGGGCAGTAAGACCACCGAAAGTTGTGGCGGAAATGTTGCTTCCAGTTACGGCATATGAAGAACCGATTCTGGTGGCGGCAGAAGCAGCACCGTCAACAGTCAGTTGTACCGAATCAACAATCTTATGGGTGATTTCCCCTGCAAAGACTGGACTTGTTAGGAATAACGAAAAGGCTAGAAATAGTCTTTTCATTTGAATTGTGATAAACACTAAAAGTATTTAGCGAGACCACTTTTAAAATTGAATCCTTGACAAAATCTAAATAGTAACTTATTATGTTTAGACCCAACCAAAAGTTGGGTTTTTTATTATGAGTCATTGAAGTGACATTTAGAGCCGAGGAAGGTGCCCCCAGAGATGGTTGTGGTATACCCCCCTTCTATTCGGATGTAGAGTTCAATCGGAGTTAATGCAAAATTTCTTTACAGTAGCCCTGCCTCTCCTGGCAACGGTTACAACCAATGCGGCAACACTGCCATTCGTCAACTACAAGATGCAGGGACCTCCCCCGCCTTTTACAACAGAACAATTGAATCTTGTAGATGAGAAGACAGCGACCAAAGAGGTTGCTCCCGAAAAACCTAAAGAGACAAGGTTAATTTGTAAAGGGTGTAATGAACAAGAGAATGCTACCCTGGCATACTTCCAGGATCGTGGTATTAAAGACAGAAACGCCCTTGCTACCATCATGGGCAATATTAGACAGGAATCAACTTTTGTTCCTAACATTTGTGAAGGTGGTAGTAGAACCAGTTGGAGTAACTGCGGCGGCGGTTACGGACTGATTCAATGGACATCTGCCAACCGTTATTATGGATTGGGTGCTTTTGCTAATAAGTATGGTGGGAAACCATCAGACTTACACACGCAACTTCGTTATCTGACGACTGAAGTTCAATGGCAACGAATTGAAGACAGGATGAAAACTCCTGGTAAGTCTATCAATCGTTACATGGACTATGCGTATAGTTGGATTGGTTGGGGGCATCATGGTGCTCGCACTTCGTATGCTCATGATTATGCCAACCGACTGATCAAGGTAGAGGTTTGATACAATAGAATAAATAGGGAGAGTGCTGCTTACTCTCCCTTATGATTAACTTTCAGTTTGGTAAGAAAAAACCAGATAAACGAGAGATAATAAAAGTCAGTATTATCGTTTCACTTCTTATCGCAGCACTTTCAACATTTACTGGAATCAGTGAAACAAAACTCTGGGATATGTTGGATGAGTTACAAAGAAAATATTTCCCACTTGGTATTCTCAACGAACTCATTATCCAAGACCCAGAGAAGACTGAAAGAAGAGTCATTAGAGATGTAACCAGAGCAATTGATGAGGTCACACCCGAGTATGATCGGATTATTTCCGATTATGATAGAAAATACAAACAAAAGTATGTTGAGAAACCACCAGACGGCAGTGAGGCACAGAGACTGCTTGGTGGAGAAATGAGAATCTGTGCCGTATGGGTTGACGACTGCCCAAAGGAGTAGTATAATAAGAAGGTCAACAGGGGCTCATAGTTAAATGGATATAACCCGTGCCTTCTAAGCACTTGTTCTAGGTTCGATTCCTAGTGAGCCTGTTGGAAACTTTATGTTTCCTTATTCCGAGTAGCCCGCAAGGTGCGGGAGCAAACTGTTAATTTGTTATAGGTCAGTTCGATTCTGACACTCGGAGCCACGCCCTTGTAGCTCAGTGGTAGAGCAATGGTTTTGTAAACCATTGGTCGCTGGTTCAAATCCAGTCGGGGGCTTGACGGAAATAAAACTCCGTCTTATAATCCCTTCCGTGTGGGTAGTGTTTGGGAGAGAAATCTCCCACCGCCTGCGAAAGTAACTCAACGGTAGAGTCCCTGCCTTCCAAGCAGGTTGTTGCGAGTTCGAATCTCGTCTTTCGCTTATAAAGTTCGGTTTTCCACCCCCTTGACAAAAATCTAAAGAGAATGTTAAAATACATACATTCAGGTGATAAGACCTCAAATACTCGTTGAGTCACTGAATCAAACGGAGAATGTCGGTTCTCCTTACATCCGCAGGTATAACTCTGCGAGAAAATATAGAGGTACTATTATGTTTAAATCCGCAATCGCAGCTGTTGCTGCTGCTCCTTTCCTTGCCACCGCTGCGTTCGCTGGCCCTTATGTTGAAAGCAAGACCACTGCTGCTGGTACTATCAGCGATGGTGGTGATTTCACCGGTGCTCAAACCGAACTTCGTGCTGGTTATGAGCAGAAGACTGGTGGTGTAACCGTATTCGGTGAAATCGGTCCTGGTTATGAGTGGAACAATGGTGGCACCAACGAAGCTGTTGGTGTTGGTGAAGTTGGTGTGAACTTCCCCATCGCTGGAAACCTGACTGGCAAAGCAAAAGTTGCTGGTGAGTATGGTTTTGATAGTGAAGTGTTCGCTCTCGGTGGTGAACTGAAGGTCCGTTATTCCTTCTGATAACTTAACTACATAATATAACAATGGGGGTTGACAAAACCCCCTTTTTTATTGTAGTATCATTAACGAGTTAGGAGTTTTATGTCTCTTATTTCGCAACGGGATAGGCAACTTGCGATCACTGCTATTAATCATTATATTGATTATCTTTCTAGTGAAATTGAGTTTTATGAAAAAGAGAATATGTTAACTGATACTGACTACCAAGATCATAAGTCAGAACTACCAGAAACTTATGCTCTTTTAAACTGGATCAAACTGGAATATTACAAGAATGAAAATTAATCTCTGGTATTGTGCTGATATGAACCAGTGGCGTTGGACTCTTGTTGATGACCGACGCCCTGTTTGTAGGCAAGAATCTGGACAAAGAGAAGACCTGCGGTTAGCAATGGAAGATGTTGCCAAAACCGTAGAGTATATGCTACAATGTGTACATAAGGGCGATTAACTCAGCGGTAGAGTGGCCTCCTTACAAGTGGTAAGTCACTGGTTCGATTCCAGTATCGCCCATTATAAATACTCAAAAAAGAGTATAATGGAAACTCTATATAAACTACTTTCTGATACACAAGCATCTCTTTTCTTGCTGTTCCAAAAAACTTGGGTTTATCACTGGCACATTGTTGGACCTGATTTTAAACAGATCCATGATTTGTTTGGTGAGCAATACCAGGAAATACAAGAAGAGGTTGATCGTGTATCAGAGCACATGAGATTCTTGTCAATTAAACCCATTAGTTCATTGTCAAGAGTTCTAGAAGTTTCTGGTGTCTCCGAAGCAAAATCCAATCTTTCCGAAATGGAAATGATTCGTGATCTCCTTGAGGATCATAAGAAGATTATTAGTATGCTTGATGCTGCTGCAGTAGAAGCAGATAATCAAAAGTCAAGAGGAACTGTTAATCTACTTGATGATTTAAACGAAGCACATGGAAAGTTTGTTTGGATGTTGAGATCATTTACTGAATAATTATTAATAGAAAATGGAAAACATTAAAATAAGATGCCGCTCCTGTGGTAAGGAGTTAGAAGGGCATCAGAATAAAACGGTGACATGTGGTTGTCCCAACATGGCAACAATTCGTGGTGATAAGGTTTCGGCAGTTGACTTATCACAGGTCGTTATGTTGAATTCTTATCAGTCTAAAAATAAAAAGAATATCCTATCACAAGAAGATATTATGTGGCAGGAAGAAAGACGCCAAAGAAAAGTTAGAAGACTTGATTTTGAAATTAGATAGGGTTTAGGTTAAGGTCCTTATCATAGACTGCATATTGATAGTTATATTGATCAACTTCACCAAATCCTAACTTTTTGTTTAGGGCAGATCTTTTTCTGGCATTATTTGGATGGTGAATGTTAGTAAATAAAGATCCATCCCAAGGAAGACCAATCAAAATATCATTTGGTTTTGGTGTAATTATTCCATCACCATTTCTAATAACATTATTAATACCATTTATGAAGTAAGACAAAACTTTTTTATTGTCTTCTGTCGTAAAGAATCTTGGGTCTGTTGAATGTTGAATCTGCCAATCAGGTCGTATTGCTCTTCCAGAAGTATTTAAGTTAAGTTTGTTTGCGATGTTTAAAACTCTTTCTGAATCACTATGAGTCTCAAAGTCTTTGTACAAAAAACTCATCTTATTTTTGTATATGACACAGACAACTCCCAAGAATAGGATGTGATCATAATCTGTTGGAATCCGAACAGTTATTTTGTCTGGTGATTCATATATTCTTTGAGATGATTCAATACCCAGTTCTGTTATTATAGATTTAAATTCTTTTTTCATATTGGTATGATGTTCAGGTTCTCATCATATTTACCATATTGAAATCCATCTTCATAAACATTTCCAAGACCGAATCGTTTTCCGACAAGTGCTCTTTGCCTTGTGCCAAGTTCAATTGATGAATCTGTAAAACCTTGATTGATCTTGACTCCTTGTGGTTTACCTACAAGTATGTCTCCTGGATTTGGTTTAATATTCAGTGAATCAAATCCATTGTGTAATGAGTATTGTGCTTCTTTAAGAAAACTAAAAAATACTTTCTTTCTATCTTCCAGAGAAAAGTCATAAGGTTGTTTTGTGTACTTTGCTTCCCAACCAATTTCCGCAAGTTTTGTTTTTTCATCATAATGAATTCTTTGGGCAAGAGATTCAATTCTTTCTTTTATGTCTGGTGAATTATGGTAATCTAAATATTCTAACCAAAGATAACTTTTTTTGGTATAATACGGAATGAAGAAAAGATAGATTGCCATCGCACCATCATTACACATATAATTGATTTGCTTCATTATCTTTTTTTCTTTTGGTAGAACTGGAGATCTATCTTTATATCCAAGTTCTTTTAGAAGTCTTTCAAATTCTGTTCTTTTCTTTGGAGGCAGAAGAATCACTTGACTTTCCTTTTATTCTATATTATGATTTATTATAACTCACTATTATTGTTAAGTAAATGATCACTAAAGTTGAGTTACAATCTCTTTATGAATGGGCAAAACAAACTGAATTTCCAACTAAAAAAGCACCAACGACAGAAGGATACTGTAATACTGATATTCACCACTATTGGTTGAAGGGTGTTGGTAAGGCAGTAACGATTAGAAAAAAATTGATGACGGATGAAGTTGTAAAGGTTCATCAAAATACTGATATTCTTTATTCGGGATATTCTTCTTTTGATTCGGGAACAATTTTAAAACCTCATAGAGACCCAAACATTTATCGGGAACCTTATAAGAGAATTCAGATTCCTTTGGAGATACCTGATAGAGAAAAGTGTTATATGATTTGGCAGGGTGAAAAGGTCTTTTGGGAAGAAGGAGTTCCAAAGGTCTATGAAGTGATGGACTATATACACGAAGGGGCAAATCTTTCTGATGCTCCGATGAAGTTTCTTTTTATAGATGTAAAAAAAGATTGTGTAGTTGACATTTGATTCATTTTGTATTATAATGTTCTTATTGGAGAGATGGCCGAGTGGTTTAAGGCAGCAGTCTTGAAAACTGCCGAAGTGAAAGCTTCCGTTGGTTCGAATCCTACTCTCTCCGTTTTATTTAAGATTTAACATTTCCTTAAACACTATCATCAAACCCTAACAAACTTGACAAGTTGAAACTACCGACTAGCATAACTAGTAGTATTCAACCGTAACCCTATGGATCAGCACACCTACGAGAACTGGGTGAAGATCAAGGAGACTTTTGAAGCCTCTGGGAACATGGATAATATGTTCTATAAGAGAGCAGTTGAAATCGTAAAGACCAGAAGAGACCCTCTGGCAAAGTTTCTTGGAGACGAGAAATGATGGAACCCTTTGATGACGATTATGTAACTCGCAGTGAAGTAAAGGAGATGATAGATGCAGCAATACGACGACACAACCGTAATGCTAGTATCATTAGTATGTGCGTCGGTTGGGTGGTTCTTGCTTTATTTGCTGAAGGACTTTTAAGACTCATAGGCGTCATTCCACCATTACTGCCATGGCTCAACATTACCCTGAAATAATAGGCATAGTCCTACTATTGGTTTTTGCTGCCACAATGTTTTATCAAGGCACAATGATATTCAGGGGGCAGCGTGGTTATCGCCATTGTGAGCGTGAGAATAAAAAAATGACTGATATGAGAAGGCGTATAGAGGAGTTAATGAAAGAAAATGACGACTGAAGAATGGTTTATCTTTATTGACTTCTTTTCACATATGCTCTATATGTTTGTGGCATTTATGTGTGGACTTATTATTGGTTACTTAATTGGATTTAAAAACGGAGGAGGAATGTAATGGCACATTTGCTTGGTAGATTTTTGATTGTATTAGCAATTCCATTCGTGGTTGCTACTCTTTATGTTGGGTCAAAGAAAGGAAGTTATTACGATAGTGACGACTATAAGGGAAATGGAACAGCACACTAGTCAGTGTTGGAATTTTGTTATGTCTTCCTTTGCCAGAAGTTATGGCATTGAGAGAGTGATGAGAGAAGAAAATTTTCATTGGATGGCACTACAATGGTGTGATGATAATAATTACACCTGTGATATTCATTTGGATGACCTAAAAAAGGTTGATTCATATTTTAGAAGATACTATGAGGAATGGAATTGATATGGGATCACAATTCTTAATTCTTGGGTTCTTTATAGCATTTGGGTTTTTCTTGTTCTTTATGTCTATAATCTAATGGGACACTTCGCAGCAGCAGCACTTAACAATCAAGTAGTATTAGGCATTATGTGTTATGCCTTGATTGTTGTGCCCATTATGGGTATGTGGGCAGTCCACAAATACAACTGGCAGCACTGGGCTCCATTTGACAAGGGGCACAAGAAGTAGTATAATTAGTTCTGTTGGGAGGCAAAACCACTCAACGCAACCGGATATCGCCTAACTTGGTCATGGCACCTGCTTTGGGAGCAGGAATAATTTCAGTTCAAATCTGAATATCCGGACTCGCCAGTTTCCTGACTGGCACACTTGACTACATAAAGTCAAACACTTATAATATTCAGGTATTCAAACACAACAATGTCTCTGATTCAAAAGTTCAAAAAGGATGTTAGCACTCTTCAACTTGCTGCTAACGGGGAAATCTACCTTGATGTAAAGAATCCGAAACTTTATAAAAAGGTCCGTCGCTTCTACGAAAATGAGGGCGTCGTATTTTCTGGTGACCCCCTTGACGACTACGAAATGCTTATGGAGTATATTGACCAAGATCTTCAGTCTGTTGAGGTTGGTTGATGAAAGTCGTTAGGAAACCTACTGTTCTGCTTGAGCGTTTTCCTTATCGGTATGTTCAAGTCGGCACTCTTGAAATCAACGGCAAACCTGATTGCCGTATTCAAAAAGTAGACGCATATACTGGGCGTTATCGTGATATGTACCTTTGCGATAATGAGATGCAACTCATTACTGCTATGGAAGACCACGACTATACCTGCTGGTTAGACCCCGATATGGTGCCTGCTTATGTGAAGGACGATGAAGAAGACACGGAGAGTCTTTAAAAGTACTGGTCGGGAGCAAACCCCTTATGTCAAAGTCTAATGTATTCCGATACATTGGTAATATCCTCCTCCTATCAGGTTACTTTTTCCTGTTATGGGGAGATATGAAAATCGGTTTATTTGTGAAGTGTATTGGGAATGTCTTTGTCGTTCCCTTTGCCATCAAATATAAGTTTTGGGACATTCTTTTCTTATGTGGTTTTTATGCCGCTATTGAGATACCAAAACTAGTTCAACTTTTCCTAGTTAAGGCAAACTAGGTGGTGGAGTCAATCCCCTTATGCCCGTGATGGAGACACGCTAACAACCCTGGTGCGGATGGGACTCTCTCCCGCCTGGTTTCCAATTTCCAGTCAAAGAATTGGTGGCGAGCCTGAGCTTAACGAGAGGGGTTTACAAGACCCCTCTTTTTTTGTATAATACATACTATAGAGTTTATGATTTTATGAGTCAGTATATGAAGAAAGCACTGGTGCTAGGTGCTGGTGGTTTCATTGGAAGTCATATGGTTCGCAGACTGCGTTCCGAAGGATATTGGGTTCGTGGTGTAGACCTTAAGTATCCAGAATATTCAGAACACGAAGCGAATGAATTTGTTCTTGGGGATCTTCGTGATGTAGATTTTGTTCGTCGTGTTCTTGAGTACAAAGGAGATAGAGGTAATTTTTATAATTCAGTTCCTTATCGTTATATTCAGGCATTTGATGAGATCTATCAATTTGCTGCTGACATGGGTGGTGCAGGATTTGTATTCACTGGTGATAATGATGCCGACATCATGCACAATTCGGCAACAATTAACTTGAATGTTTTGGAAATGCAACACCAGATGAATGAGCGTCTGGGTAAGAATAGCACCAAGATTTTCTATTCTGGATCGGCATGTATGTATCCAGAGCACAATCAACTCGATCCTGACAATCCTGACTGCCGTGAAGAATCCGCCTATCCTGCTAACCCAGATTCGGAATATGGTTGGGAGAAACTTTTTTCAGAGCGACTTTTTTTCGCTTATCATCGTAATTACGGGATCCCTGTTCGGGTTGCTAGGTATCATAATATCTTTGGACCAGAAGGAACTTGGGACGGTGGAAGAGAAAAAGCACCAGCAGCAATCTGCCGTAAAGTAGCATATCTTCCAGAAGACGGCGGCACCATTGATGTCTGGGGTGACGGAAAACAAACTCGTTCATTCCTTTATATTGATGAGTGTATTGAAGCAACTCGCCGTATGATGGATTCTAACTTTATTGGTCCTGTAAATATTGGGTCTGAAGAGATGGTGACGATTGATCAACTGGTTGATACTGCCGCTAAAGTTTCTGGTAAAACCGTTGAGAAGAATCATATTCCTGGTCCTCTAGGCGTTCGTGGTCGTAACTCAAATAACGATGTGATCCGTAGAGAACTTGGTTGGGATTACTCTCAATCTCTTGAAGAAGGTATTCGTAAGACTTATTCATGGATTAGTGAGCAAATCAATGCGAAGAAAGTTTAATTTAATCGGAGATACTTTTACTCATCTTACAAATGGAAACAAAGGATATTCCGTTCATGGTAAAGAGTCAAAGTATATTGAATGGGTCAAAGAGGGAGGAGAGTGCTCTTTTTATATTGACAGCACTCTCCCTTATGCCTGGATGGATGATGCTCCAAAAGGACCAAAATATGCCTGGTTATTGGAATCAAAATACATCACTCCACAAATTGTAGATCAAGTCAAAATGTTTCCAGAAAAATATTTGGAAACATTTGATGCCATCTTCACACATAATCAAGAACTTTTAAAAATTGATCCAAAGTTTAAGTGGTGTCCTGCTCAAGGATTCTGGATCAAGGAACCAAAGATCTATGAGAAATCAAAGATGATTTCTATGATTGCCTCAAACAAAAGAATGTGTGAAGGGCATAGACTTCGCCTTCAGTGGGTTGAAAGAATTGGAGATCAGGTTGATCTTTATGGTCGTGGATTTAATGAAATCGCCTTAAAGGAAGAAGGTCTTTGTGATTACATGTTCTCGGTTGCGATTGAGAATGGTCAATATGAGACTTACTTTACAGAAAAACTTTTAGATTGCTTTGCCACAGGAACCATTCCTGTTTATCTTGGAGCACCAGATATTGGAAAGTATTTCAATAAAGATGGTATAATTGATTTGACAGATGAATTCGATGTATCTGAAGACATTTACTATTCTAAAATGGATGCCATTCAAGAAAATCTGGAAAAAGCAAAAGAGATGGAAGTTTTAGAAGACTTTATTTACCTTAATTACTTTAATTAACATGGGACAAATTTATCAAGCAGTAAAACCGAAAGAAGTCATTGAGACTTTTGGTATTAAGAACTTTGTGGAGACTGGCACTGGAATTGCCGACAGTCTTTCTTATATTCTCAATGTGCGTCCAGATGATCTCAATGTTTATACTATTGAGTTAATGGATGAACTTCATACTAAATTGGTAGAGAAGTTTGAGGGAACACCTAATCTTCATCTAATCAAAGGGTATAGTCATGTTGAGATGAAAACTATTCTGGAAACTCTGTCACCAGAACCAACTCTGTTCTGGCACGATGCTCATTTTCCAGGTGCTGATTTTAATATCAATGGTGCCACCTATACAAGTGAAAAAGACCCTACAAAAAGAATTCCACTTGAATCTGAATTAAGAGTCATTAAAGAAAGTGGTAGAGATATTTCAAAAGATGTATTCATTCTGGATGATTTGAGAGTTTATAAGGATGGTCCCTATGAAGGTGGCAACTGGGACTTAAGGAAAGTTGCTGGGGCCGATGGTATTGATTTTGTCTATGAGTTGTTTGACGAAACTCATGTTATAATTGAATCGTATGTCGCACAAGGATTCTTGATTCTATTCCCTGTTGATGCTGACCTTGAAGTGTGTAAAGATCTTATTGAAGGAGTTGTAAATTAATGAAGTTTTTAATTACTGGAATCACTGGATTTGCTGGACCTCACCTAGCAAATCTTCTTCATGCTGAAGGTCATGAAATCTATGGATTGATTCGTCGTACCAATGGGATGGAGACTGACATTCATGATGTAGTTCCTGATGAAGTATACAACTCTATTACTTTTTTGTATGCTGATTTGTGTAACTATCGTTCTTTGAGAAATATCTTTGAGAAGTATCAGTTTGATGGTGTCTTTCATCTTGCTGCTCAATCACATCCTCCATCCAGCTTTACTGATCCCATTGGTACGATGGAAACCAATGTGATGGGCAGTGCTAATCTAATTCAAGTAATTGTGGATCATCAACCAGACTGTAAGTTGATGTTCTGCTCTACATCTGAAGTCTATGGTAATGTGGGACAAGACGGTCGTAAGATTCACTGGGAAGATACGATTCTTCCTGCCAATCCTTATGGAGCATCAAAGGCAGCAACTGATGTTTATCTTCAGGAGCGTATGCAGAATGGATTCATTAAGGGATTCATTACTCGTGCTTTCTCCCATACTGGTCCCCGCCGAGGTAAGATCTTCTCTATCTCATCTGATGCTTACCAGATTGCTAGAATGATGAAGGGTCTTCAGGATCCTGTTCTTCTTGTTGGCAACTTAAGCACAACTCGTGTTGTGATGGATGTTCGTGACACCGTAAGAGCTTATTATCTGGCAATGATTAACCCAGAAGTTACCAACCACATCTTTAATATTTGTGGAGATACTCCTCGTAAGATGCAGTTTTTTACAGATAAATTGATTGAACTGTCTGGTTTGGATCATGTGGAGCAAAGGATTCATGAACCCTTCTGGCGTCCTCATGAGATCTATTATCAGCACGGTGACTCTACTAATCTTGTAGAACTGACTGGATTCAAGGAAGAGTATGATATTGATACGACTCTGAATGATCTTCTCAAGTATTGGTACGACAAGATTAACTGATGAACATCATTATTGATCAGGCAGGAGGACTGGGAGACATCTTCTTTATTCAGAAGATCGCAACAGTTTTATCTCAAGAGCATACTGTTTATCATCCAGTCACTCCTTCTTGCTGGTCTGCTGGTGTGGATCAGATGATTACTAGTTCTCATATTGGTGCTCAAGGACAACTCCAACTTCCTTCTGGTGAGGTTGGAGTTCTTGATTTGTCTAATGTTCCCAAATCAAGAGGATCTTGGGATGTAATGGGTACAAAGTATGATGCCGTAGGAATCTCTTATGATGACTGGCAAGATTATTTCAAGTATGAGCGTAATCTTGAACGGGAAGAGAATCTTCGTAAAAGACTTGGATTAGAGAAAGGTGATCCGTTTATCTTTATCAATCCATATTATAGTGTCTACAAACCAATGAATGGAGTTTATCAGCAAATCCCAGAAGGATATGATGGGAAGGTTGTTGAGATGGATCCGAATATTCCTGGTGGTAAAGTCTTTGACTGGTGTTGGGTTTTTGAGAATGCTGAAGAAATGCACTCCGTTGACACATCACTTCATTATGTGATGGAGACACTGGACCTCAAAGCAACACGACTTACGATTCATCCCAGACACTATAAGTATTCTGAAAGAGTCTATGATGGGATTCTTAAGAAACCTTGGCAATGGATTGAGTATACAAGAGATGAATGGAGAGAGATGACTCCAATGGAGGTAGAATGAAACTAGGATTAATTTATCAACCCTGTGGTCTTGGAGATATTTTATTTCTTCAAAAACTAGCACATCATATTAAAAGTCTAGGATATGAAGTCTACTGGCCAGTTGTATCAGAGTTTGAATGGTTAAATGATTATATTCCAGACTTTAATTTTATTTCTTGGGGTGATAATGAAGTAAAACTGACTCGCCCACCTCTACCAGATTACATTCAGTTTCCTGGAATTGAACATTATCTTCCAGAGAAACAAACTGAAATTACAGATGACCTGTTTTATTTTCAAGGTTTTGGAAACTACCAACCGATTATGGCAGGTAAGTATGACAGTATTGGAATGGATTGGAAAGACTGGAGAGATTATATTAAGTTTGTCCGTAACAAAGAGAAAGAAGATAAACTGTTCTATGATGTTCTAGGACTCAAAGATGATGATGTATATGTTCTTGTAAATCGTTACTGGTGTACGAGACCACAAGTTGAAATCTGTGATAGAATATCTGTGAATCCTGCTGACTATGGTGGAGCACAAGTCGTTGAAGCAAAGCATATTGAAGGATACTCTTTGTTTGACTGGTGTAAAGTAATTGAAAAGGCAGCAGCATATAACTTTATTGAAACATCCTGGAACTATCTTTTTGAGACTTCTGAACTCTTTGACAAGGTAAAAGACAAACCAATGTTCCTTCATCACCGTTGGGGTGACTGGTCGCAAACAAGATACTTATTTAATCTTCCCTGGCAATATCAATGATTAAAACAATCAACTATCAAGAAACTACATATCCTCATTTCCAGACCATTGGTAATGCCTCTCAATTTGCGATTCCATTTGCCAAACATGTTTGTTCTGGATTTGGATATGATATTGGTTGTATGAAACCCGAATGGTCTTTTCCTGGATCTACCCCTATTGATTTGAGTTTTGATGATGACTGGGATGCCAATCATCTTCCAGAAAGAGATCCTGATTATATTTTCTCTAGCCATTGTCTTGAGCATGTTGACGATTGGGTTGAGACAATGAACTACTGGTATGAACGCCTTATAGATGGAGGAGTTCTCTTCCTCTATCTTCCAGATTATAGTCAGAAGTATTGGAGACCCTGGAACAACAGAAAGCATAAGCATGTATTTGTTCCAGAGATGATTCGTGATTATATGGTTGACCGTGGGTATAAGAATGTGTTTGTTTCTGGAGTTGATCTGAATAACTCATTTATGGTGATGGGGGAGAAATGAAAATCATTTTTGTGAATGGTTGCTTTGATGTTCTTCATCCAGGACATATTCAACTGTTTGAGTATGCCAGATCTCTAGGTGATTATTTGATTGTTGCGATTGACTCTGATGAAAAAGTCTCACAAATGAAAGGAGAAGGTAGACCAATCTTTTGTCAGGATGATCGTGCTAAAACTTTACAAGCAATTCGTTATATTGATGTTGTTCACATCTTTAATAGTAAAGAAGAACTTGAGGATTTGATAAAAACAATTAATCCTGATATAATGATTGTAGGATCTGATTGGAAAGGTAAAGAAGTCGTAGGTGAACAGTATGCCAAGGCAGTTCGGTTTTTTGACAGAGTTGGAGAATACTCAACAACAAGAACATTACAAGGTCTTACTTATCGGTGAGTCTTGTAAGGACATTTATCATTATGGTGTCTGCGACAGGTTATGTGCGGAGGCACCTGTTCCTGTGTTTGATTACAGAGCAGAAGAGACTCGTCCAGGAATGGCAGCAAATGTCAGAGAGAATCTGCTTTCCTATGGTTTGGATGTTGATTTTGTTACCAACGATCCAGACCAATTAATCAAAAGAAGATTTGTGGATACAAAATCAAATCAACTTCTTTTGAGAGAAGATCTTGGGCATCAAGTAGATCCTGTAGAAATACCTGATTGTAAAAAGTATGATGCCGTAGTCATATCTGATTATTGTAAGGGTATTCTTGATCTTGATTCTATCAGTGTCTTATGTGAAAAGTTTGGTGGTCCTGTCTTTGTTGACAGTAAGAATCCAGATCTCAAACATTTCAACAACGCGATCATCAAGATTAATAATGATGAGGAGAACAAGATGAAGAGTCTCCCAGAGAATTGTGAACTTGTGGTCACAATGGGTAAGTTGGGAGCAAAGTGGAAAGATTATGTTTATCGTTCTCCTCAAGTGGATGTGTTTGATGTGACTGGAGCAGGAGATGTTTTCCTGGCAACACTTTGCTACTTTTATCTACATACTAGAGATTTAAATGTTGCCATACCAAAGGCAGTTTATCTGGCTTCCAAATCAGTTCAGCATATGGGAGTTTATATTTTAACTCAAGAAGATATTAATGAGGTTCTATGAAAGTTTTAAATTTTGTGAGACCAGAGAACGGACTTACTGAAGATCCTTTATACTATTTGAATTTTGAAAAGTATGAGGATGTTGCCAGAGACTGCTACTTGTTTATGGCAGATTTTTATGGTGACTTATATTCTGGTCAGTATGAAGATAAGGAGAAGGTTGTTCTGACGCTAGAAGAACCAAACTTTTGTGTAGTTCAGGGACCGAAAGCAGTTCTTCACGAAAAGGCAGATAAAATCTTGACTCTGTGCCCATACACTGCCGAATTGTTTGAGAATAGAACCTTTGTGTTCTTCCCCTTTAGTGAAGATTGGATTCCAGAAGAGCGGGAAAAGACAATAGATGTATCTTATTTTGGAAGTCTACCAAACGCAGTGCCCTGGCAAGATTACATTCAGAATGTCTTTACCAAATACAATTTTAGATTTGGTCATTACAGTATGGGTAATGTTCCTAGATGCTCTTATGCTGATAAGATAAAGATGCTTTCTGAAACTAAAGTAGCAGTTGTTCATGGTCTTTGTAATATTAATCCAGCAACAGCAGAAAATTATTACAACTTTCCTAGAGGTAAAGAGAACAAAGCATTTACGCACATTGATCGTGGAACAATGCCTCAAATTAAATCAAGAATGTTTGAAGCAGCATTTGCCAAATGTGTGATTCTGTGTCAGAGAGATCCTTGGAATCCGATTGAGCACTTCTTTACTCCAGATCAAGACTTTATGTATTTTGATGATGAGGCAGATCTTGATAGGCAATTGAGATATGTGATTGATAATTATGATATGTTTGACTCTATGAGAGAAAACGCTTATAATAAGGCAGTGAATAACTACACGACAAAACACTTCGTTGAAAAGTATTTAATGTGAACAAGTATATTGTAACGACAACTATCAATCCCCCTACTCTTGCTACGATCAAGTATTCAAGAAAAGAGGATTGGACTCTGATTGTGGTGGGGGATACTAAAACCCCACACTATGAGTATGAAAATCTAAACTGCATTTATCTCTCTCCAGAATATCAAGAGAAAACCTATCCAGAGTTGAGTGAGACAATTGGTTGGAAATCTATTCAACGCCGTAACATTGGATTTGTTGAGGCATACAATCGTGGTGCTGATATTGTTGCGACCGTTGATGATGATAATATTCCTTATGATGGCTGGGGAACTAATGTTGTTGTGGGTGAAACTGTAGAGATTGACTTCTACAACACTGATCTTGGAGTCTTTGATCCACTGTCAGTCACAGAACACAATCAAGTCTGGCATCGTGGATATCCAATTGATCTGGTTCCTTACAGAGATAGGGTTTCTTATGGTGGCAAACTCAAGCGTAGAGTTTTGGTTCAGGCAGATCTGTGGGATGGTGATCCTGATATTGATGCGATGGCAAGACTGTCTATTCGTCCTATCGTAAAGTTTGATAAGATTCAAGGTCCTTATGGATCTCTTTCTATCTCACCATTTAATAGTCAGAATACTTTCTTGGCACGAGAAGTTATTCCTTACTATTCTGTGTTTCCTCATGTTGGTAGGATGGATGACATTTGGGGTGGATATGTTCTTCAGCATTATTTCCCCAAGAGTGTTGTTTATAATAAGGCATCTGTTTATCAGGACCGAAATGTTCAGGATCTGGTAACCAATTTGGAAAAGGAAATCATTGGATATAGGTATACGACTGATCTGATTCGCAGTTTGTCTGAATGGGAATCTATTGTTCCGAAAGAAACTGTTGCTTATTGGAATGCTTATCGGAGGTGTTTTGAATGAAGTATGTGGTTGATATTGACGGTACAATCTGTGATAAACCAGAGTGTAGAGATGATTGTGATTATGAAACCAGTATTCCAAAACCCGATAGGATTGCCAAAATAAATAAGTTGTATGATGAAGGAAACCAAATCATTTATCTTACCGCTAGAGGTATGGGTAGGTCGGGCGACAATGCTGACCTAGCGAAAAGAATGTTCTATGAACTTACAAAGCATCAACTAGACCGTTGGGGTTGTAAGTATCACAAGTTAGTTCTAGGCAAACCTTCTGGTGATTACTACATTGACGATAAAGGAATGAATGCTAATGAGTTCTTCGGAGATTAAGTTTGTTCCCAAAGGATGGGGATTTGAAAAGTGGATTGTGAATTGTGAAGAATACTGTGGGAAACTCCTTTATTTTGTAAAGGGAAAGAAGTGTTCTTGGCATTATCACAAACTTAAGGACGAAGTTTTTTATATTCAATCAGGAAAAATTAAACTTCTTTATGGTGATGAAGATGATATATGTAATGCCATTGAAATCATTTTAAATCCTGGAGATAAGTTTCATATTTACAGGGGATTGAGACATCAAATGACTGCTTTATTGGACACAGAACTTTTTGAATTTTCAACACAACACTTTGATGAAGACAGTATTCGTATTGAGAGGGGAGACTGATGGCAATTAGTTATAATCGTCTTGGATCAAATGGCAGACTTGGAAATCAAATGTTCCAATATGCTGGGCTTCGTGGTATTGCCGCAAAGCACAATTATTCCTGGTTAGTTCCTCCACCAAATTCTTATGGTGATGCGAACTATGGACTTTTTGAGTGCTTTGAAATGTCAACAGTGACAGAAGAGAACTTTGGTATTACACCATACCAAAGCATTGCCACAGGATGTTTTGAGTTTAATGAAAAGTTCTTTGAAGATTGCCCAGATAATGTGAATCTTCATGATTATTTTCAGACAGAAAAATATTTCAAAAACGCAGAAGATATTATTCGTAAAGATTTTGAATTCAAGACTGACATCAAAGAACCTTGTTTAGAAATCACCGAGCAATATAAGGATTTTATTTTCCTACATGTTCGTCGGGGTGATTATTTAAATCAACCACAATACCACCCTGTTTGTTCACTTGAATACTATCAGAAAGCATTGGCAGAGTTTCCTGACGATGTTCCTGTCTTTGTATTTTCCGATGACCTTGATTGGTGTAGAGAAAACTTTACTGATGATAGGTTCTTGATTCCTGATGAGAATCCTCTTTACAATCATCTATCAGATACCAATGATGGTAAAGTTAGATCTCCTATTCCTTACTATGACCTCTGTATGATGAGTATGTCTTCTGGTGGAATCATCGCAAACAGTTCTATGAGTTGGTGGGGTGCCTGGCTACAAAATGGTCGTGGAAAAGTCATCGCACCGAAGACCTGGTTTGGTTCTGCATATGCCAATTATAATATGTCAGATCTAATTCCAGAGGGATGGATTCAACTATGAAAGATTTGACTTATATTATTCCCACAAGGATTGAATCAGAAGATCGTTTAAAAAATATCATTACTTCTGTAACTTATCTTCTTAAGAACTTTCCAGAGGCAAAAGTAATTGTAAAGGAAGTCAGTGAGAGAGAAACATTTAAGTTTCGTGCGATCCCAGAGATTAAAAAATATGTGAGCACTGATAATCTTCAATATATTTTTGAACAAAGTGATGCTCACTTGTTTCATAAGACTCGGATTCTCAATGATCTGATTCTTCTGGCAGAAACAAAAGTAGTTTGTAGCCATGATGTTGATGTAATCTATCCTGTCAGTAGTCATCAACAGGCATATCAGACGATCCTAAATGGTGAAGCAGATGTAATCTATCCTTATGGTTGTGGAGTTTATCAGTATCAGGTAGACTATCCAATGGAAGTCTTTCAATCATTTCTTGAAAGTGGATTTGATATGAGGGTCATTGAGACCAGATGTAGAACAGAATCTTCTACGATTGGTTGGACACAGTTCTATTCCAGAGAAAAAGTCATTGCTGGTGGAATGTGGAATGAAAATTTTCTATCATGGGGTGCCGAAGACTGTGAGTTCTATTTCCGTTTTAATGCTCTTGGATATAGAGTCGGCAGAGTGAACGATTGGATCTGGCATTTTGAACACGGAAGAACTCATAACTCTCATTATCACAATCCAAAGTTTATGGATAATCATAATCTATGGCAATGGTTGAGAGAACAGAACAAAGAAACGATTGTACAATATATGAATCAACAGGAATACTTGGCACGGAGATTTAAAGATGCTGGCATTTAATCATCTAGGACATTTGGGTAGACTGGGCAATCAAATGTTCCAGTATGCTTCTCTGCGTGGTATTGCTGCCCGTAGAGGATATGACTTTGGGATTCCACCTTCTAAATTTGAGGATGAGTGGAGATCTCATCAGTTGTTTGAACTCTTTGATCTACCAAATCTACCCAGATCAAATGTCAAGTATTTGGATGGTGGCAATGCTCCTATTGCTCAAGAACGATTCTTTCATTTTGATCAACTCTTGTTTGATCAGTGTCCAAATGATATTTCATTGTTTGGATATTTTCAATCAGAAAAATACTTTAAACATATAGAAGATTCTATTAGAGAAGACTTTGTATTCAGAGATCATATTCTAGAACCTTGTAAAGAGATCGCAGAAGGTTTTGACAATCCAGTATCTCTTCATGTTCGTCGCACGGACTACTTGACAAATAATGCGAATCATCATAATCTGTCTCTTGAATACTATGAAGAAGCACTAAAGCATTTTGACGGAAGACAAGTCATTGTCTTCTCTGATGATCCTGAATGGTGTCAGGAGCAAGAACTGTTCTCGGACGATCGGTTCCTTGTATCAGAATCTGGAGACAATAAGATTGATTTGTGCCTGATGACTTTTTGTACATCACACATCATTGCCAATTCATCGTTCTCCTGGTGGGGTGCCTGGTTGGCAAAGAGTGAACAGGTCATCGCACCATCAAAGTGGTTTGGTCCTAATAACGCCGATAAAGAAACAAAAGATTTAATTCCTGAAACCTGGACTATTATCTAATGGATAGAAACAAATCAGCATATAAACTCAAAAACTTTGGACCTGTATATTATCTTAATCTGGACGGACAATCAGAGAGAAGACAATATATGGAGGATCAACTCAAGTATTGGGAGGTAGAAAACTATGAACGCATCTCTGCTTATGATGGTAGAGATGATGATTTAAGCGACATTATTAAAGGTAGATATCCAGAAGACATGACTTCTGGAGAGATTGGATGTACAACCTCTCATCTTAAGGCAATTAAACACTGGATGGATACTTCGGATAGTCCTTATGCTATTTTCATGGAGGATGATGTTGATTTAGATACTGTTCGTTTTTGGGATTTTACCTGGACACAATTTGCCTCTAAACTTCCTTATGATTGGGATGTGGTTCAGTTGGCAATTATCTGCACAGGAGATCTTCATGTAAAACTTCATCGTAGATTTATTAATGACTTCTCTACTGCTTGTTATATGATTACTCGGCATCACGCAGAGAAAATTATTAAACATCATATTAGAGATGGCAAATATAAACTTGATAATGGTGTGAAACCCAGAGCAGTTGCCGATGATTTGATTTATAATTCTGGAAACACTTATGCCATACCACTTTTATTGTATAAGATTCAGTTGGGATCTTCAATTCACCCAGAGCACATTGATATTTTCCACCGTGCTAGTCATGATGGATTGAGAAACTATTGGGAACAGCAGGGACCAAACATGAAGATAGATGATTTGATGGCATATGATCCTTATCTGGGAAGAGTTACAGAACCTTCTCAACCCAATCAGTAAGCATTTATACTTACCTTGTGTGAAAACCGTAACAAGAGGGGCTTGACCCCTCTTTATTTTTGCTATATAATTGTGTAACAATTCTTAATGAATGTAACAATGACTGTAACTAAAAATGAGTTCGGGCAAATGAATATGTTTGCTAAAGAACCTTCCATGTACATGACAAAGGAAGATCTTGAGCGTTATGGTATTGAACCATATGCCGAGAAAGCAGAGCGTCTCAATGGTCGCACTGCGATGATGGGTTTCGTAGCAGCCTTGATTTCTTACGCATTTACTGGTAAACTGTTCTTTGGTATTTTTTAAGTATTTTTACCTATGACCTATAATGTTACTCTCCGCTCTCCCGACGGTTCCGAGACTACCATTCAGTGTGCGAGCGATCAGTATATTCTTGAAGCGGCAGAAGAGGCGGGTATTGACCTTCCTGCGTCGTGCCGTGCTGGTGCTTGCTCCGCCTGTGCTGGTAAACTCGTAGAAGGAACCGTAGATAATGAAGAGCAGTCATTCCTTGATGATGATCAAGTAGCAGACGGTTGGATTCTTACATGTACCGCTTATCCCACTAGCGATTGTGTGATTCTTACCGAACAAGAAGAAAACCTTTAATTTTAGGAGAAAAACAATGAACGAAAGAGCAGAACGCATTAATGGTTGGGCAGCAATGATCGGTATCGTTGCCGCAATGGGATCTTATGCCCTGACGGGTCAAGTAATTCCCGGTGTATGGTGATGGAGGTTAAAATGCGTAAAGAACAATATCAAGTCCCACAAGTATCTTTTGTATTTCGTGAGAATGGTGAGTTTGTAACTCGCACCACTTCCGAACTGTTTGATAATAAGCGAGTAGTAATTTTCAGTCTGCCTGGTGCATTCACTCCTACTTGTAGTGCCTATCAACTTCCAGGATTCGAGGAGAACTACGATGAATTTGCTGCTCTTGGCATTGACGCTATTTACTGCCTTTCTGTTAATGACGGCTTTGTCATGAATGCCTGGGCACAAGATCAAAATATTGAAAAAGTAAAACTTATCCCCGATGGAAATGCCTATTTCACCAGAAGTATGGGTTATCTGGTCAACAAGTCTAACCTTGGTTTCGGTCAGCGTTCTTGGCGTTATGCTGCGGTTGTGGATAACGGAGTCATCGAGAAACTATTCCTTGAAGACGGTTTCCGTGACAACGCAGACACCGACCCATACGAAGTATCGACACCTGAAAATGTTCTAGAATATGTAAAGTCAACTGTGAGGGAAACCGCACCAGTTTGATAGAATAAGTAATAATACCCAACTCTGTCTCTAAATAAGAGGCAGAGTTTTTTTGTATATGCCCAGAGGACAACTGACTAAGGATATTATAAAGTGTGAGGTTATTAAATTAAAGGCAGACTTGGATAAGGAGTGGATGGATAAATCTGGACATGATCCAAAGTGGTTAGCACATCAATACCTGAACAAGGTGCTTGATAAAATAGAAGAATATAGGGTATAATAAATACTTGATAAGGAAAAAAACTATTCATAATTAATGGGAATTTTTAAGAAAACTATCAAGTATTCTAAACCCTCAAAAGATTTAGATAACAAGATAAAGGAACTTGATGAAGAACTTAAAAACACAGGAGTCCTTGAAGGTGAAAGTGACTCTGAAGTTTTTGTTGTTAAGGAATCTGTTGTAGAAAAGTTACCAAAAATATATGATGAAGTAGAAGTAGATGTTCAAGTAGAAGAAGAGAATTTATATCATTGGAGAAAATCTTTTGCTGCTGACTCTGATGTTAAAATTGAAGAGTTAGAAGAAGATGAAGAGCAATATCACAAGTCTTTAAACAATGTTGAGAGTTATATTTCTCAAAGTAATAAAGAACTAATTGAAGTACGAGATCAGGTCTTCCAAGAAATTTCTGAATCTACGTTACTAAATTTACCAGAAATTAAAGACAAGATTTCAAAGGTTCTAAAAATCTATGATCAGATACAAGAAGGTCTTTTAAACGAACCACCCGAAACAAAAAATAGTGATCCTTTAACACCACTTGTGAGTGTTGAAGATTTGAATAAACATTACACTTTATTCATTAATCGTATTCAGCAGCAACTATCTACACTTGGCGGCGGCGGAGAAACTCAGTTAAAGTATCTTGACGATATTGTTGGTATTGCTACGAATGCTTCTGTATATGACGGCAAATTTCTTAAGTACGATCATTCTGTAGGTAAGTTCATATTTGAAACGGTATCAGGTGGAGTTGTTGGATCTGCTGGTACTTGGTCAGTAGACTCTGTTGGAATTAATACCATTAAAAATGTTGGTATTGGTACAACTGCTAAAGATGGATATAAGTTATATGTTGAAGGTGATGTTAGAGTAACTGGTATTGTTACTATTGGATCTTCCTCTATTACTTTAGATGGAAATAGTAATCGTATTATTGTTGGTACTGGAGTTACAATTAATGGGAGTAGTGGCATTATTAGTGCTACTGCTTTCCATGTTAATGGATCTCCTATTGGAGCTACAGGTGCTCAAGGTACACAAGGAACTATTGGAATACAAGGGATTGTTGGTATACAAGGAGCAACTGGAACTCAAGGAACTACAGGTGTTCAAGGTGCTACAGGTGCTGGTACACAAGGAACTACGGGTTCTCAAGGTGTTACAGGTATACAAGGTACTACTGGTAGTCAAGGTGTTCAAGGAACACAAGGTACTCAAGGAACTCAAGGAACTCAAGGTTTACAGGGTCTTCAAGGTACTCAAGGAACTCAAGGTTTACAGGGTCTTCAAGGTACTCAAGGACTTCAAGGTTTACAGGGTCTTCAAGGTACTCAAGGACTTCAAGGTTTACAGGGTCTTCAAGGTACTCAAGGTACTCAAGGAACTCAAGGTTTACAGGGTCTTCAAGGTACTCAAGGTACAACAGGAGCACAAGGAACTACTGGTACTCAAGGTATTCAAGGTATAACTGGTGCTCAAGGAACTACTGGTACTCAAGGTATTCAAGGTATAACTGGTGCTCAAGGAACACAAGGTCTTCAGGGAACTCAAGGAACTCAAGGAACTCAAGGTCTTCAGGGACTACAAGGAACACAAGGTCTTCAGGGAACTCAAGGAACTCAAGGAACTCAAGGTCTTCAGGGACTACAAGGAACACAAGGAACACAAGGTCTTCAGGGAACTCAAGGAACTCAAGGAACACAAGGTCTTCAGGGAACTCAAGGAACTCAAGGAATTCAAGGTACTCAAGGAATTCAAGGCACTCAAGGTGTTTCTGGTCCAGTAGCAGGATTATCTTATGAAGTTGTTTACAAAAATGGTAGTAATGAACCAACTGGATCAAGTAATTTTACCTTTGATGGAACTCAATTAAGTGTTTATGATTTAAACGTTCAAAATAATATAACAATTGGTGGTACTTCTGTTTATATCAATGCTACAGAACTTAGAGTAGAAGATAGAGATATTGTTCTTGGATTTAGTACAACTACACTACCTAGTGATAGTAGTGCGAATCATGGTGGTATCGCTATTGCTTCAACAGAAGGTAACCCTTTAGTAGCATTAAATGCTGTAGGTATTAATACACTTCCCGATACCTACAAGCAGATTATGTGGGTTAAGCAAGGTACTTGGGGAGGTTTAGGTACTGATGCTTGGTTGTTTAATTATGGTGTTGGTATTGGATCAACTCAGTTTCCAGTAGGAACCAGATTGGCATCTGGTAATGTTCAATTTACTCAAAATGATTTAGCATTTGTTAGGAATATTAATGCTTCTGGAATTATAACCGCAACATCTTTTAGTGGTAATTCTTCTAGTTCAACAAACGCAGAATACATTAATATTTTACCACAAGCTAGTGATGACAATGTTTATTACATTCCATTTGAATCTGGAATTGGTTATACTTCTCTTTATATTGATACTGCTTTACTTTATAATCCAGGTCAAAATTTACTGACAATATCAAACCTTCAGGGAACTCAAATTAATCTGAGTCAAGGTATTAATGTTTCTGGCATCGCAACTATCGCAGGTGTTCTTGAACTAGATTCAAGTATTAAGGATATTAATAACACTGTTGGAGTTGCTGGTAGCATTCTTGTTTCTATTGGTACTGGTGTTTCTTGGACTGCTCCTTACGCTGCTGGAATTCAGGGAATTCAAGGTATATTGGGTGTTCAGGGAACTACTGGTACTCAAGGTACAACAGGGGCTCAAGGAACTACTGGTACTCAAGGTACAACAGGGGCTCAGGGAACTGTAGGATCGCAAGGAACTACTGGTACTCAAGGTATACAAGGGACCACTGGAACTCAAGGTACAACAGGAGCACAAGGAACTACTGGTACTCAAGGTATTCAAGGTACAACAGGGGCTCAAGGAACTACTGGTACTCAAGGTACAACAGGGGCTCAGGGAACTGTAGGATCGCAAGGAACTACTGGTACTCAAGGTATACAAGGGACCACTGGAACTCAAGGTATACAAGGGACCACTGGAACTCAAGGTACAACAGGAGCACAAGGAACTACTGGTACTCAAGGTATACAAGGGACCACTGGTACTCAAGGAACTACTGGTACTCAAGGTATTCAAGGTATAACTGGTGCTCAAGGAACTACTGGTACTCAAGGTATTCAAGGTATAACTGGTGCTCAAGGAGCCACAGGAACTCAGGGTACGACAGGAACACAAGGAACTACCGGTGCTCAAGGAACTACTGGTACTCAAGGTATTCAGGGGATTACTGGAACTCAGGGTACGACAGGAACACAAGGAACTACCGGTGCTCAGGGAACTACAGGATCTCAAGGTATTCAGGGGATTACTGGAACTCAGGGTACGACAGGAACACAGGGAATCCAAGGTTCAACAGGACCATCTACTACAATTAACGCAACAAATACTACTGATAATACTACTTTTTATCCTGTGTTTGTTGCTGCAGCAGGATCTAATCAAACCGCAAGTGTAAGGACAACAGCAACAGCATTTACATTTAATGCTAGTACGGGTGATTTAACTGCTACAGGAAATGTAATTGCTTATTCTGATGTTTCAATTAAAGATGATATTGAAGTTATTGAAAACGCAATAGAAAAATTAAATAAAATTAGAGGAGTAACATTTGTAAGAAAAGATTTAGCGGATAAGGAAAAGAGACATGCTGGTGTAATTGCTCAAGAAATAGAACAAGTGTTGCCAGAAGTTGTTGGGCAAAGTGAAGATGGAATTAAAACAGTATCATATGGAAACATAGTAGCACTTTTAATTGAAGCAATTAAAGAACAGCAAAAACAAATTGATGAATTAAAGAAAAAGGTGGTTTGAATTAATGACATTACCAATTTCTCCAAATTCAATTAGTTTAATGAATCTTCAATTGGAGTATGGTGGATCTACTCCTATTGGATTAAATGAATATTATGGTAGAGGAAATGCCCCATCTAGCGGTCCTATTGGATTAGCAAACTTTTTACAATCTGCAGGAGTTGCAAATCCAACATCAAGTGGTCTACTATTTGAATTAGATGCTAGAAATTCTAGTTCATATTCTGGAAGTGGTACAACATGGTTTGATACTACAGTTAATGATCGTGATTTTACACTAGTTAATAGTCCAACGTTTTCTGATCCAAATAAAGAATTTTTATTTGATGGGACAAATGATTATGTCTTTATAAATGATGCTGCGTGGATTCCAGAAGGAACAAGTGCTAAGACATTTGAATGTTATGTAAAAATGAATGCTTGGAGAACAGGTCAAATAGCATTTTTAACGAGTAAAACTTCACCAAATAACCAAAGTTGTAGTTTTGGATTTAAAGAAAGTAGTGGAGTTGTTACACTTGTTTTAGGAACTCAGGGTGGAGGTAATTTTTCAGAATCAACAGATGCTTATACATTACCAACTCCATCAAACTATCTTAATTCTTATCATCAATATGGTTTTACCTATGATGGTAGTGTTGCAAAAATGTATATTGATGGTTCTTTAGTTTTTACAAGTGCTTCGGGAAAAGCATTTCATAGTAATACTGCACCAATGCGTTTGATGGTTTTTGATCCTTCAAATGCTTCATTTACTTGGCCAGTGAATGCATATGTGAAAGGTATAAGAATGTATGATAGAGCACTCTCTGATGCCGAAATAAGCACCAATTATTCCTCTTGGACTGGTCCAATAACTCCTACAGATTCTGTTCTTACGTTATCTCCATCTGGTCATAGTGGTATTGCTTTTACTACAACTTTTACATTTAGTCAAAATGTTGCTGATTTTACCTCTTCAGATATTACTGTTACAAACGGGATAAAAGGAACTTTCACTGGTATAAGCACATCCCAATATACATTAGTAATTACTCCAAGTCCATCAAATTCTAATGTAACTATAGGTATATCAAGTACTGCATCATATAATGCTGGTAACAGAGGTAATAATGCACTCAATTCAACTATCACATATTCAACATTTATTTCTACAAATTTAGTTACATTACTTGATGCAACAAATTCTAGTTCTTACAGTGGATCTGGAACAACTTGGTTTGATGTAGCAGGAAATCCAACTACTTATAATGCTACTTTACTCAATGGTCCAACATTTAATAACACTGCACCAAAGTCTTTTTCATTTGATGGTAGCGATGATCGTGCTACTATGACCAGACCAATTGCTGATGACTTTACTATTGCTTGTTGGTTTAAAACTACTTGGTCAGGTGGAGATCCAAACAATCAATGGTGGGGTGCTGGTGCTTTAGTTGATGCTGAAGTTGGTGGGAGTACAACTGATTTTGGTTTGTCTGTTGGTGGTGGAAAAGTTCTTTTTGGAATAGGTAGTCCAGACACTACTATAAGATCAACGACTTTATGTAATACTGGAAGTTGGTTTTATATTACAGCAACAAGGCAAAAAAGCACAGGAAACATAAAACTTTATATTAATAGTTCTTTAGAAGATTCTACTACAGGAACAAACACTTCTTCATTAACCGCATCATCTATTTTGAGAATTGGTGATGCAAATCAAAATAACTTTACTGGAACAATATCTCAAGTACAAATTTGGAGTTCTGTATTGTCAGCGTCTGATATTACATCAAATTGGAATACTCATAAAGGGACTTACGGATATTGATTTGGACTAACCCCTTGACACCAGAAGCAGACCGTAGTATGATAAATAGGTAAACAAATGTTACGAAACCTAAACATTCCGTAACATTGTTAAACACCCGTTAACCGAGACCTATGGGTGTATAAATTACGTCTCTCATATCCCAGCTAAGGGTGCTGGGAGCATAGTATCTCCACCATTTCCCTGATGGTCTTACTACTTGCTAAAAAATGACTGCTACAATTTCACGTCAACAACAATCGAATACTTGGGAACAATTCTGCAACTGGGTTACATCAACCGATAATCGTCTTTATGTCGGTTGGTTTGGAGTTCTGATGATTCCTTGCCTGCTTGCTGCTACGACTTGTTTCATCATCGCCTTCATCGGTGCTCCTCCTGTGGACATTGATGGAATCCGTGAACCCGTTTCTGGTTCACTCATGTACGGAAACAACATCATCTCTGGTGCTGTGATTCCTTCGTCCAATGCTATTGGACTGCACTTTTACCCCATCTGGGAAGCTGCTTCCCTAGATGAGTGGCTTTACAACGGTGGACCTTTCCAACTGGTAGTCTTCCACTTCCTCATCGGCATCTATGCTTATATGGGTCGTGAATGGGAACTCTCCTACCGTCTTGGTATGCGTCCTTGGATTTGTGTTGCCTACAGCGCACCTGTTGCTGCTGCTTCTGCAGTGTTCCTGGTCTATCCTTTTGGTCAAGGTTCTTTCTCTGATGCGATGCCTCTGGGTAT